ATCTCATCAACTTTATTGTCAGTTATTATACGTAACAGACATTAAAAAAGTTACACAATCATTCATTTATTTTTCATTAATTCTTTCACAAATTCGTGAGCCTCTAATAATTCAGGGTCAGTTTCCAAAAGATAACGAGTTTTCATATCACTGTAGTTCTCTCGGATATCTGATATACACCATCCGAAGAATACAAATAACAATCTAACTTTTATTTTTACCTTTATTAAACTCATCTTTTATCATAATTAACGCAAACATACAAATAATACCAATCAATAATGGTAACGGAGCGGAAGGGTCTAAGTGTTCCATTACACCTTATTCGTTTTCTTTTTATACACTCTTTTCTTCTTGACCGGTGGTTCAATAACCACTTCCTCTTTAACCAATTGTTTAGTTTTTTTCTTTACTAAATAAAGAACAAGCGATACTAAAATCGCGAGGATTGCGGCAGGTGCAATGAAATTCATTTTTGTTGGGTTTGCTTATAGATTAGGGAAGATTAATACATCTTCATCGGATAAATAGTCGTCTATTTTGCTTTGTTTTCTATTTTGAAAACTTTTCCCAATTTTTCTTATATTTTCACACTCTTCTTTAGAATATTCGTGTGTTATTCTATAAATAAGTCCATCTTCGCTAATATTTAAGACAATCCCATTCTCATTTCTGATGTGGGGAACTTCATATGAAATCCCATTTTGACTATCAACACAAATGGTGTTAAATACTTCACTAACAACACCTCTATTTATACCACCATACTTGGTGAATTGAACATACATATCCCCTTCTTTAAACATATTTTTTTAATTAGTTGGTTTGCAAATATAATACCACACGTAATCACTATACTCAACACCTAATGCTAATTTGCCCGGATTGTTTGTTAATGATATAAGATATATGTTACAACGAATACCTTTTTCATCTAAACAATACCACTCACCACCTTTCTCAGTTTTATTAGCCATTGAAATCACATTATAAACTTGTGCGGTTTTTGAATAGATAGTTACTTTTGTCTCTTCTAATTTAATTAAGATATCACAACTTTTAATTGTGGTGTTATCCCACACAACTTGTTTGTTATAACTCATTGTTCCCGCTTGGAATGTCTCCGCTCTCATTAAGAATGGATTATCCTGTGAATACATTAATGTTGTTAAGAACAACGCAAATACCAATAATATTTTTTTCATTTTCTTATTTTATTAAATTAATAACTATTATAGTTGCAACTATTCCAAAAATTAATCCAATTGTAAAAGCTTTAACTGAATAATCTGTTTTTACTGGTTCCGGTATAACCTCAACAGGTTTTGGTTTGTTGTATTTCTTTCTGTAATATGGTTTTTTCTTTCTAACCGGTTGCTCACCCTCTTTAATCACTCTTGGTTCTGATTGTGGTGGTGATAGTATTTCTTTTTTAATTTTAGGAGTTGTTACTCTTTTTTCTTTGTTGAATAATTCTTCTTCAACGTGTTCACTTAATTTTCTTGAACTCATTTTGTTTGATTTGTTTTTTTTAATTGATGACGCAATGGCCGGGATAATATTTGGTCTCATTAATGTTCTGATTTACTTACACCAATTACAATAAAAACAATAGCAGGTATGGCAAATACCGCATTGACAGAAAACATTAAACATACACAACCTAAAGATAAAAGGTCGTATTTATTATTTACTATAAAGTTTTTTAGATTATCCATAGCACAAAGATAAACAAAAAACCCCAAGAATTCAACTCTTGAGGTTATTTTTTTTAACATTTACAAATCCCGTCTCCACCTTTGGATGGGTTACAGACACATTCCTTCTTGGGTTTACCTGTAATCAGTGTATAATCGGGAAATAAAGTCATCAATGATTTAATCTCGTCAACTCTCCCGGCACTATCAGTAATTGTGATAGTTTTATTTTCAGTATTAATTTTATATTCCATAATAATCCATTATTAATGCACCAGCAATTACTATTATAAGAACCACAATAAAAATTTTTGACGGTAAATTAGATTCTTTTTTCATTTTATTTTTTGTGGAACTCTATTATTTTCCACTCACCTTTTTTTGTTTCAACAAGTGCGGTACAGTTCTCACACCAATCCCCACTATTCATATAATTATCTTTTAACTCCGGTTGATGAATATGACCACATACGGCAACATCACAACTTTTTTTGTAAGCCAATAGTATTGCGTTGTGTTCAAAATCATTTATGAAATTAACGGCTTTCTTAACACCACTTTTAATATCTTTGGAGATGGAATAATAAGGTAACCCTCTCATCTCACGATATTTGTTATACACTCTATTCATCCATAGTGCTAAGTCATATCCTCTTGAACCAATGTGAGCCAACCATTTTGCTTTGGTAATAAACACATCCAACACATCTCCGTGAAACACATACATCTTACGACCATCAAGGGATGTAAAGGTATAATCCTCCGTGATTGTTAGATTGGATAATTGGAATGGGATAAAATCTTTTAGGAACTCATCGTGATTTCCTCTGAGCCAAATAACATTCACACCCTTCTCACTCATCTTCATTATCTTTCTCAAGACTTTGGTATGACTTTCCTTCCATTTCCCACCTCTTTTGAGAGCCCAACCATCTACGATATCCCCATTTAATATTAAGGTCTCTGTGGTGTTGTTTTCAAGAAATTCTATAACATCGTTGGCTCTACTTGATTTGGAACCCAAGTGAATGTCTGATAGAATTATTGTTTTGTATTTCATATTATCTTAATTTGTAATGTTTCCACACTTCATACCTTATTTACAAGAAATGATAATCCAAATACATAACCTCTAAATTGTAGTGTTCTTCAATCCATCTCTCCATTATGTTCTGAATTTGTTTATAATTCATACTAAAAAAAGATGATAAAAATGACCATATTTCATCATAATTGATAAAAACATCACCACTTTTTTTATTGTATTCAAATATAACCTGTTTCCCTTTTTTATATAGAATAAAATTAGGTCTGTCTTCCGTTTCATACGGTTCCAAATCACCAAAGTTATCGCTCAACCAATTAATGACAGCTCTCTCTAATTTACTTTCTGTTATTATAATTTTCATTTTAAGTCCAATAATTATGTTCCTTTGTAAAGAACTCATCGTTATTTCTATTAAACCAAGATTTAATCATCATCTTAACCATATAGAATAAACCTTTGTTCTTGAATCGTCTTGATGTGGTATAAACAATTTTGTCCGCTACATAAAACTTATTTGGTTTTATCTTTGAACTTAAATGATAATCCTCAGCAAACTTATCATCCGGATTAAATCCTCCCAATGAATTGAATACCTCTAAATTAAATAACATAAATCCTCCAACCGCAAATGGTGTAAAGAATTTGGTTAAGTATTGGATAACATCAAATGATTTATATACATAATTATACTTACCATCGTCAGTTCTTATTTTGGTTGTGGATAAATGATAATCATTTTCTTTCATTTGTTCAACCATCTCCTTCAACAAATTATAATCGTTCAGGTATATGTCCGCATCCAAGAATAAAACATAGGGTGTCGTTATCTTTTTGGTTCCATTGTTTCTGGCTTCAGCGGGAAATCCTCCCTTAATAATCTTTACATTAATATTGGTATGATATGAACCAAGAATACATTTTTGCGTATATCCGTTGTCCGTTGAAGAATCGGCAACCATAACATTTACACCTTTGATATTAGTTTGCAGGTTTAACAATCCTAAAGTTTTCTTTATAATTAACCCCTCGTTTTTGCAGGGTATGACTATTGTTAAATCTTTACTTAAACTCATACCTATAAATATACCGGAACTAAATTATTGGTGTGTATATTTATTGTTAAATATTAATTATGAAAAACCTTTTATTAGTTTTACTTACCCTGACCACATTCTCATCATTCTCACAAGCATTAAGAGATAGTATTGTGGTTAAAACTCCAATGTTTGAAATTGTATATTCAGAGAAATTGGAACAACCTAAATTTATTCGTTATACCGTTCAGTGCCCAAATGGGACCGCATCAAGAACCGGAATGGATTTTTATGTTGATAAAACAATTAAAACATCTGATGCTAAAGATTACGAAAAAAACCCTTACGACAAAGGTCACTTAGCCCCTGCTGCCGATTTTAATTGTGATAGAGAAACTCTATATAAAACATTCACTTACCTAAACTGTTCACTACAACAAGAGAACCTTAACAGAACAACTTGGAGATTACTTGAAGTGAGAGAACGAGAACTAGCAAAAACACATAAAGTAGTTCAGGTTGAAATCAGATGTATCTTTGGACCAAAATCAATTCTTCTTCCAACCGGAGCAACAATCCCAACAGCTTACAGAAAAACAATTAAGTATGATGGTGTTACAGAAGTATACTACTTCAAAAATGAAAAACCATTATCAACCGACTTCACCAAATATAAAGTAAAATAAAAAAACCCCCTATTAAGGGGGTTTTGTTTTTATAATCCTAAAATTTCTCTTTTTGTTTTATCACTCTTTGCTCCCAACTCAACATATAGTTTTTGAATCTCACCATACGACTTATACCATCTTGGTATTGCACCAACATATGAAATATAATATCCCATTAAACAAGTACTTAAACTTGAAGAGATATACGGATTACCACTTGAACTAATCATACTATCCGGTTTAGCACCATCCAATAGATATGGATTACTCTTTCTAACTTTCTCAATGAACTCTAAAACATCTTCGTCTTTTGGGGGAAATCCTGTTACAGATAGATTTACCCCCTCATAAATTAATAAAGACACAAAACCAACAATCAAAAATAACACTAATACTATCATAACTTTATTTTATTTTAATCCGTACATTGTGTTCGCTCCTGATGACAATTGAGTACTTGGAAGTGCTCCATCCCATTTCTCAATCCATTGTTGTTGTAACAACATCGGTGTTAAAGTAGATTGTCTCAACTTGTTTGATTCAGCCTCAGCTCTTGCGTTTGTTAACAAAGCCTCAGCATCTCCTTGTGCTTTCGCCACTTTAATCTTAGCTTGTGCTGTCGCAGTCTGTACTTGGTTCTCTGCAGTTAACGCCGCCTGTACCGCGTTGTTCTTAGCGTTAATCGCGTTCTTGAACGATGTTGGATATTCCAAGTTAGATGTAAATTGATTCACAATAAATCCTTCTTTAACAACTTGTGATTCTAACAACTTTCGTACTTCAACTTCAAACAGAGCTCTATTAGAGATTAATTGTTCTGCGGTATATTTATTGGTCGCCAATCGGAATGCGTCATAGATAGCGGTCTTTAAAAATCCTTCCTCTAACTCCGGTAACGTTCTTCTATATTTAGCGAAGATTGATGGAGCTTTATCGGCACTTACAGAGTAGTTTAAGATAGGAGATACTCTGAACTCGGAACCATCTTTTGTGTTAACCGTGAAAGAGTTGTCACCATCCTCAGTATTCTTATACTCTTTGTGTTGGATAAAAGTTGGAAACTCATAAACCTTTGTTGTGATAGGATTATAAAATACCCATCCTGTACACGCTGTTACGTTATTAACTCCTTTACCGGAACCATACATATCAACTTTAACCCCTACGTGACCTGCGTCAATTACTTCACAAGAACTGAACACTGCGAAAAACAATACTACTACACCTACAATTACTAAAATTCTTTTCATTTTTTTACTTTTTTAATTATTAATTATTTAATTGGGTACAAAGATATTACTTTATTCCGTACTACCAAATTTTTTTTAATCTTTTTTTTCTTCTTCGTCTTTATACGTGAAAACACCTTTCATATTCTTTAAGAACATAGCGATGTTATCCCCAAAATAGAATATTGGCCCCATCGTTATTGTCGCCAATAATAAAACACCACCATAGAAAATATAGGTGTCCGACAAATCCATAAGGTAGAATGATAAATTAACCAACTCAACCCAAACAAAGAATACTACTAGTACTCCGATAAATTTTAATAAGTTTTTCATATTATCTCTGAATTAACATATTAGTATTCGCCATTGGTACTCTTAACACCGGAACCACTCCTCCGTTTTCCCCTGATTTTTGCATTACCTCGTAATACCCGTTCTCAACTTTCACAGTCGGAACATCTTTAAAGTTTAATAATTCTGTTCCTCTGAACCCTTCTTGAAGTACAACTGTTTTATCTGTACTGTTAAACACTAATGTTTGCATATTCATAATTTTAATTTTAATTTATTTAATAATTTATTTAATTTACTTACCCATTCTTTATCAACTTTTGGTCTTTCAATTACTCTCTGTTCTATAGAATAACTCATTTGTTGCCCACCACCAATATATTGATTTTTTGGTTCACTCTTTAAAGGATTACCATCATATCTTATTTGAAGAAACTCCCTTTGTTCTCTACCTCTATCCATATAAGAATAGGGGTCACCAGCTAATGAAGTTTTTTGTGTTACTCTATCATATTCTCTATATCTTGTAACCCATTCTTTCATTTGTTGAATTCTTGGGTGAGATTCAATCACAACCCTAACATCCGACCATCTACGAGTGTTACTCATAGTAATATATTCATACAACAAATCCAAATAAGTTTTTACAATAGTTCTGTATGGTGTGACAACAATAATATTAAAATTAACCATAGTAGTCAAGTCATACCATCTCAATACTTCATCCGTTGATTCTAAAACTGCGCTAATAAGAATTTCTGTTTGACTATACTCCTCTTTCATTTTATAAACAAAACAATAGTTACAAACACCCCAATACTTTGTGAAATAAACCTCCGATAACATTGTATTGTCTTTATCAATATGATGGCCTAACTCCATATCAAGAAGTCTGTTGATAGTTTTAGTAGTTCTATCTTGGTCTTCACGGAAATTACGATGCCAATCGGGATTGACCTTATGTCCTCTCCCGACTAAATCTATACCATTATGTAATGCGTTTGATACCATAGGGCAAATATAAGACAAATTATTTTATCATACTATTTATTAGTAAAATATTTTTATGGAACATAGCGTATTTGAAAAAATGAGTGATAGAGTTATCTTCTCAGTTATTAAACAAATTATCAATAATGTCGATATCGATATGGTTGAAAATTCAGCTGATTGGCAATTTTATCAAGTGGTTGAAAGTGTTTGTAAACTATTTTCAATTGACCCATCAATTCAAGATACGGATTTTCTTTATAATGTTATTAAATTAAATGAAGATATTTTTGAAGAAAATTCTCTTAATTCGCCATTAAAAAAACCAACATTAAAAAATTACGAATATGATTGGATTGTTACAATGAAGTCAATTGTTAATGAATATTATAAAAACACAATTTCATTATATTCCGATAAAGATGAGCTTAATGACCTTTTGTACACCTTAAAAAGTGAAGGTACTTTAGATGTTTTTGACGGAGATTTATACGAAGAAGATACTAGAGATAGTGAAATGTTAGACGATGAACTTGGTAGTGTAACTGAAATTTAAGAATTATGGAAAAGCACAAATTATTAACCTTAGTAAAAAAAACAGGTAGAAGTTTTAAGAATCAAAGTCCTACCGGAGTATATAGAATGATATTAGAAAATAATCATTATGAAGCATTATCTCACGTTCTTAACGCTAAAGACTTGGTAATCTATTCATTATTGGCCCCACGTTTTAATATGGAATCAGATATTGATGAAGACTACGATAGAATTGAATATAATATGTTCACAATTGAATTAGTTGAAGTGTATGATACTGAACCTGAGGTTGAATGTGACGAGTGTTACGGTAGTCGTTTTGAAAATTGTGACCAATGTGATGGTACAGGTGAGCAAGAATGTAGTCGTTGCGATAATACCGGTGAAGAAGATTGTGATTATTGTGATGGTTCAGGTGTTGATGAAGAAGGTGAAGAATGTGATATGTGTCAAGGAGCCGGTAAAACAACCTGCGGAAGATGTAATGGTGATGGTAACGAATCCTGTGGATATTGTGGTGGTGATGGAGATGTTCAGTGCGGATATTGTGATGGTGATGGTAAAATAGAATCAAAAGATTCTGCTGAAATAACTTATACTGATTTTGTTTCTTGGAGTGGTCGTTGGAAAATGTATTTCTCAGGACTAAAACACGATGACCAAGTGGATAAAGAAGATGCTGATAATTTCTATAACAATAACCAAACTTTAATATTAAGAGACTACCGAGAAATTTCTGAAGATTATCAAGGTTATGAAAATGGAGATACTTTCTTATTTAATATGGAAGAAAAACCCAATATTATTACTAGAGCTAACGGTAAAGGTGTTGTTGTTATTTAATCTGCAAAATTACGATAAGTCTCTAAATGTAATTTTATAACATTATAGACCTGTGGTAAATAAAATCTTCTTATCCATCTATCATATAGAGCAAGATTCTCAAAACCATCTTTCCATTTAATAAATGTATAAGGTTCACTTCTATCTAAATCACCTTCAGTATATGAAAATTTATCATTAAAAAAATCAACACCATCATATGAATTGGTATCAACCGGAATACCATCATTAACATCCCAAAATGGTGTTGCTAACGAATATGTAATTTCTTCTTTATAGTCACGCCAATTATCCTCAGACCAATCACAATACCAATCTACGGTACCACTAAATCCCTCAAAACTTATCTGACAATTTTTGTATTTCATTGGAAATAAACCCTCCTTAATTAAATCACCAAGAATATCATTTGCCATACTCAAATCAATATAACACTCACTTCGTCTAATTAATTCAAGTTTTGATAACCCTGTCATAGTAGATGATTTCTCTATTCCAAAGTCAGTAATTAAATCATTTAATACTTTTTTTCTATCTTTCATATTCTTGTATTCTATTTAATAAATATGTATATTTATAGTTATGGTATCACAAAGATTAATAAAATTATATTACGACAAACTTAAAAAACCAACCATTATACACGGATTGGTGTTACACCCATTTATGGTCGGTTATCAAATAAAGTGGGAAGTAGAAAACTCTAATGATGTTTCATTTGCCTCTACAGTAGTTGAAGGTCATCTTGAAGAGATGTTACACAACTTTTTAACATTAGCCGGTATTACAAATGCCCATTATCCTAGTTCAGGTCTTGATTGGTCACAACTATCAATAGATTATTGTAAATTAACTAAATCAGATGTTTATATCAATAAAGAAATTAGAAATAAAATAAATAGGTCATTTAATAATCTTAAAGAAATAACGTTAAATGATAGTGGTTCAATATTAATTGCGAAATGCTTTATTAAGGATTGGTCTATCGAATATGTTGAAACTGAAGCTCTTGGATTTCATTTAGATTTGGAACTATATAACCCTAAAATTGATAATGAAGATGTTGATGACGACACATTACAAGATTATATTCAAAGTTTTATATATGACGATACAGCCCACGAACAAGAAACTGACATTATATGGAAAGCTGCGTCAATAGTACAGAATGAGAAGAATCTTTTTGATGATGTTTATATGTATACACAAGCAATAATTGGTTATTACGATTCATTTGGAAATGGTTTAACTTAATTAAAAGTTAAATCAACACAAACCATAGGTAAGAACTTTTCAATATTATCTAATATTTTATCTTCAATGTCATCTTTTACCCAACTTGGTAAATCCCCTATCATATATTTTTCCCAATCACCTTCAAATCCAACCATAACATCTGAGTCAAGATAAATAGTACCACTATATTTACAACCAGGTTCAGAATCCGTTGGACGAAGAACAACACGGTTTACTGTAAACTTAATTTTCCAATCAGCATAATCATCATCCGAATGACTATACGGCATAGTGTATTGTCCCTCCATTTTATTGTCTTTATTAACAATTCTACGGATTAATTCACCTAATTTATTTATTTTTTCTTTCGGTGTCATTATATGTAATCAGGTAAAAACTCATTTATATATTTATCCACTAAACGACTATCAGGGTAATCCGGTATTCTAAAATCAAGATAAGATTCATCACCGTTTTCCATTAAAGTATTCATCATTCCTATCCACGTACCAACACTGTCAATATTATAATCATAATACCCCCAATTATTTTTTTCCGCAACATATTTGCGAATAGAGTCAACAACCTCATTTGGGTTAAATTTAATATAGTACACCTCTGTAAGTTTTTCAGGATTACCATATAACGCAACAGACTCCCATTTAGCACTTTTCATATCAAAGAATGTTTCCAATTCACTAGTAACATCATTATATACTTCCGTTTCATACGCACTATTATAAGCGTTTGAATGAATACCATATAAGTCACCTGACAAATCATCTAAATAATCATTATCAATTAAATACATAAACGATTCCTCATCACCAATCACATTACCAACGTTTTCAGGTGTTAGATAAAAAATACCTTCATCATCAGCATAGTTATTAAACAAATCCGGACTATCATCATCAACCTCAATTTTCCAATTGGTTAATCTATCTAAAATATATTTTTTTAATAGTTCCATATTTTCCGGATTAAGTTCTTCAATAACATCTCTATAGATATCATCTGTTGTATTACCCCATCTTTCAAACATATCATTATCTTCCCCTAACACCGCTCTTGCAACATCTCTAGCTGTAGTGTCACGACCACCACCATAAAATAAATCAGCTAAGTCCTCTCTATCTCTAAGCCTTAAATAAAAGATACCATCTTTAGGTATTACATCAGATAGTTGTGCAATACATTTTTCTAATATTTCCTTATCATTAGCAATGTTTAACGAGTAATTTAATATCTCTATTTGATAATCACCTAAATTATTATCAAATGGGTCAATATAGTCCAATAAATCTTTTTTATGGAAAAATCTTAATATGTTTTCCACAGTTTCAAAATATGGTAATAATTCATCTATATCACCATTATTAAAGGCATTTACGTATTTTAAGTATTTCTCGTTCATATCTTAGTTTGACTTGTATAATCAGGTCTAAAGAATATTACTTTAATACCTGTTTTTGATGTTATGTTCTCTTTGAAATAATCATTGATTCCCCAATTTACCTCATCACTTACTTCCCAACCGTAATCATCATTGTTTAGAGCATCATCTAAACTCATATGGTCACCACCTATATCAACACTACCAGCTAAATCATCAACCTTAACTTTAACGGTAACAAATGGTGCATCATCATTTAATCCCCATTTCTTAATATCGGTCACCTCAAAGAAAAAATTGTAAGCGCCAAAATTATTTATGTGGTGACGATTTATAAGTAATAAGTTTTTAGCAAGGTCTTTTGATTGTTCCTCACCTCTCCATTCAATTAAGTATTTGTAGGCTTGGTCATAGGTAATCTCTTTATTACCATCCAAACCAAATAGAGAAATAAAAGACTTATCTACACTACCACCATTTTTATCCCAATATCGGAATAAAATGTTTTTGTAATGAGATTCTGTAATGATTATTTTCATTTATTATTTCGTTTCTTAAATTATAATTATAAATAGTTAAAACTATAGAAATGGCACATCCAATTTTACATTCAAAATCCTCCGCTAAGAAGTTTGGTGGTATATGGGAAGATTATATCCACTTACATAACTGGTTGGACGAAACCAAAGGATGGTATGGACATTCATTACATAGAGTCTTTAGACATCACTCTGAAGGAATATTTGAGATGGAGCAGAAGTTCGGCCCATCATTCATAAATAGTGACGGAAAAGTCGTCTATACTCGTTATGTGGGTGAACAACACATCAAAGAGGACTGTTTTAATTACGTACCATCAGCAAAAGAGTGGATGTTAGCATTAGATGCTAAGGAAAAACCTGTATGGATGACTAGAACATTAGATATTAATGTAGATTAATATATTTATAGTAAAAAGATTTATGAATGTACCACAATTAACTCCGGAAGAATTAAAAACTTTACAAGTATTTGCATATTATTGCCGTTCAAACGGTGCCGACGATGTATTTACAACATTTTATTTATCTGCTTGTAGCAGAGATTGGCAAGACGATGATTGGTCTTCAAATCAAATACGTAAATCTATTGAAAGTTATGATAAAATTGATGAACTTATTGAAAAATTAGTTGATAACGAGTCAATTACTGATGAATTTACCGAATGTGATGGCTCACAACGAATTGAAGTTGAAATTGATTGTAAAGAAAGAATGTTAATAATAAACGCCTACCAAACTGTTTATGGTTCTGAACCACACGGTAGTGATTACAGTTTAGAAGATATTGAATCTAGCTATGGTGAGGAAGCATTAAAAGCTGTTGAAGAATTATTTGAAAGACTTGATGGAGCAAATGCTACCGTTGATTTTAGTGGTGGAGGTGACGACGGTTACATTGAAGATGATATGATGATTGGTGGAGAACGATATGATATACCAAAACCTATTGAAGAATTACTTTATTCAATGTTAAACGGTAGTCACGCAGGATGGGAAAATAATGAAGGAGCCCAAGGAAGTTGGGAATTTGTCTCAAGAGATAAAACTGTAGTATTTGATTTTAATTATAACACCGAAGAAGAAGAAAGTGTTGACTTAGATTACATAATAAGATTCTAAAAAAACAAAACCCCCACTGTTAAGTGAGGGTTAGGTTATAGTCAGGTTGGAAGTTCAATAAGTAAATCAAAAAGAGTTTTAAGTTTTGACAAATTAATTTTGAACTGCTGAGTGTTGAGGTTTGAGTACTTTATCATCATCAAAACGTCGACGACTTTCATAATGAGTTTGTAGGTAATACGGAATAGTCCATATATATTACATTATATTCCTTCCGGACACTGAACTATACTTTAGGAACCCCACACTCAAAACAAGTTTTAACAATGATGAAATATCCACCTTCGTTATACAACTTTAAATATTCATCAGGGTTTTCCGGCTTAACATATTTGGTTGGTCTTAGATAAGTTCTCTCAACCGGTTTTTCTATATGACAAAAATCACATTCGTCAAACTCCACATCACCACTCATATTAAATTTCGGTGATTTGATTATGGTTATCCAAAATATCTTGAATCTCTTCAATTTGTCCTTCCATATGTTTAACCATCTCGTCTCTCTCAACAATTGAGATTTCCGTCTCTTTCACAGCAGGTGTCTCACGATTTCTTGAGTAGTAATCCTGAACAATCCCCTCATTACAATCTAAGTTTTTAATTCTCGCAATCATAGACTTCAATTCTGACAATCTAAAAATGTAACCATACACCGGTCCATTTGCTCTGTGGATATTTGATTTAAGTTCCACTAACTCATTACTTTTTTGGTTAAGTAATTCCATTGATTCTTTAGCCGAATAGGGTCTAACATTCCCAACCTCAACCGAGTTGTATGTTGCCACTCTAGTGTGTAAATCTAAAATCTCTTTAACCAATCGGTTTTTCTCTTTTAAAGCTTTCTTTATGTTCATAATAAAATTGTTTTATTGTTTGTTTGTATAGTATAATCAATTTAAATCAAAAGTCAAATTACCACACCTCATATCCGAATACTTTGAACTCACTACCACGTAAATCTTTTGCCGATTCTTCCATAACATCTGTAATATGTTTTTTAAAATCATCCGGTGTCATCAACACTCCTTCCACAAAACCAAATATTTGTGCGGTAGTATTAACAAACACTAATAAATCATCCTCTCTAGAATCCGGGATATTATTGGTCACTACAAAGAAATATTCCCTTGGCTCCGAATAACCCCAATGTAAATAATAGAACCGATACTCAGGGTGTCTTCTCATTTGGGGAAACTCCTTGTATATCTCAGACAACAAGGAGTTTAGTCTTCTACAGTACTGTGACATTATATCATTTTTAAGATGATTTCTGTCTTACCTTCCCATTTCTTAACCTGAGACTTAGGTACCCAAAATTCCATTTCGCCAATCTCTTCAACTCTTCTCAAGTAATCCTCACGGAATCTGTCAGCTTGACTTATGTCAGTGATGTAAGGGATTCTCATATGTTTAGCACAAGTCTTTCCAACTCCGGTTAACATTGAGAACTCATCAGTCAATGTTTTAGCACAACATCTACAAACTTTATTTCTCCCTACTGTCATCTTACCTGAAAACTTAATCGCTTTTGGTGAAACCGCCAACAATTTAGTAATATCTATAATCATTGGGTTAAATTCTAATCCATAAGTCTCTTTCATTTGTTGACCAATCTTAAGTCCAACAGTTACAGTCTCTCCCGGAGTAGGTATTCTCAACTTGTGAGTGTTTGCCTTATCAATATCTTTTTGAATTTGATTCAACGTAGCGTTCACTTGTTTGTCAGACAAAGTTCCGTATTTAATTAACTTACTTTTGATTTCGTTAACAAAACTGTTTGGTCCGTCATACTTAGCAATCTTTTGTAAGTCTTCTGACATTGTCTCAACGTTAACCGTTGTTTTAACACTTTTAAGTGCTTTCTCAGCAAATTCCATTTGTTTTGGTGTTAATTGACCCCATCTTTGTAAAGATGATTTAAGGTTTAATAAAAATTGGTTAGAACCTTCGTAATTTCTAACTCTTGAAACGGTGGTAGTAGTGGTAGTTGTCATAATATATCTGTTTTGTGAGTACAAAGATAATACTTTATTTTATATAAACAAAAAAAAGGAACTAAATGTTCCTCTTTTTTTTAATTTGTTAATTCTATCACCGTGTTACCATCCGTTAAGTATTTTGGGTAAGTCCTCAGTATGTCTTGTTTAATTGTTTTCATAATGTTTTCCACTAGTTCAGGGTTGTCTTTGAAGTTGGAATCCGGAATCATTTTTCTATCAACCATTTTACCTGCTTTAAGAATTTTAACATATAGTTTAATCTTACCGTCAACCTCTTCAACATCGTTAATCATAAAATTAACTCTGTGAGCATTTTCCCCCCAACCACCACTAATTAATTTTGATTGGTTAGTTACACTATCTTTATTCCCAACAAAGTTTGTAACTCTATCCGTATTAACTCTTTCAAGATTATAACGACCATCCATAAGACGTTCTATTTCACCCTTAGTTACACCAATAACATCTGAGTTTAAGTTTGAATCAAATTTAACAGGGTTGACTTGACTCATTTGTTTTATTGTTGAACTAGAATAAGTATCTAAAGTTCTATACCATTGATTATTAATGAACAAGAATACTGGATACCAACCATACGATTTAATCACATAGTACCAATCATTATTATTATTCACATCCCATTGTCCTTCAACATTTGAACCTTTGAACGGCATTCTAGCTGAAGCGTATTCATAAGCAGAATTGTTTGCAACTTTCTTTTGTTTGAATTGTTTAAAATCCTTAAAGTTTTCTTTGGTTATATTTTCGTAATCACCTTCCGGTCTGAAATTGGCGGTATAAACTTCATAATAAAAATTTGACTGATTAGACGATAAACCAAGAACCGGCAACATAGACTTAAGAAATTTTAACATTTCCGGTTTAGTCTTAGTCTCCTTTTTATGTTTATCAATATACTTGAATAACATAATTTCCTTTTTAGTTAAAGGTCCTTCTTGTTCTTCTCGTAATATACGTCTAATTAATTCTTCCATATTATTTTAAGAATCTTAATTTATATAACGTAGAATAGATTAATTCTTGAATTGTATCAATTTGATTTTGAATGTAAGATTCTTTCACACTTTTTCTTTCTTTTTCAATTGCAAGGTCTAACGCTTTGAAGTATTTAATTAATTGTTCCACACTTTGATAATCTTCAAGTTTTATTGAATCATATCCTGTAATGATATCGTGTTTACCTTGATAACTTTCAACTAAACCATCTGTTAAATCACCAATACCTTCATAAAATCCACCCAAAGCCATATGTTCAGCAAAAGATGATTGCGATTTTGTTTGCCAGTGAAATATGTGAACTTGGATTCTAGAGTGAAGTAATTTAGAAACTAATTTATTAATATTACTTGTTTCAGTTTTTTCTTCTTGTTTAGTTTCCGGCTCTTCTTGTTCTCTCAAAAACATATCTTTTTTCTTGAATTGCATTAATTTTTTTTCCATTTTATTTTCCTATTATAAGGTCGCTATAACCTAGTTTATTCATTCCCCCAACTTCTTCGTCATTATTTTTTTTAAATTCATCATACATAAATGATTTAACAACTGATGAAATACTTTGTTCTGCTTGAGCGATTTTACTTTCCATCCAATCTTCTAATTGGTCATCACCGTCATCTTCCATTTTTTCCCACATAGCTTGAGTCATTTTAGCAATGAGAAATAATTGTTGTTTTGCCATATATGAACCTTTTTGGTGGTCAGTTTCCGTAATGGTTTTCATTTTGGTAACCAACTTTTCAAGTTGTTTCTCTGTTAATATAATTTCTTTCATATTCAGTTTATTTATAAATATCATAGAAAGCAAAAAACCCCCACATTATGTGAGGGTTAATTTTGGACCGACATAATGTCGGCGACTCCACCATCCTATCTTTAAAGAGAATTAGGAAAACTCTGCTGTTGATGATACTCGAAGACCATCAACCTCCTTATCATAATAATTTGACATATTAATGAAACTTGGTCTGTAATCTGGTTTTTTACTTTGTTCATTCATATAGTTTTCATCCAACACATATCCATCAGGTTGACCCCACTCCAACGCCATCTCAATGAATTCTTCAACATTCTGTAATTCACCATACTCGTTAATTATTCTACCTGAACGAATGAACTTTAATAGTTCTTCTTTACTAGTGTAGTATTTACCCTCTTGGAAGTTCCATAGAAATTTCCAACCTGAACTTCTCTTTCCTATATGAATTTTCATACCATCAAGGAACTCATCCCAAGCAGACCATTTCTCAAAACCTTTATTTGTGGTTCTAAAACCATTATAAATGTTCTCCGGACTCCATATATCCAAATCATTTATCTTATCAACCAAGTCAAGGTATTTAACTCTTACCTCACCTGATTTTGGTATTCTGTAATAATTTGTGCTCATATCTTATTATTATTATTTAGTTACTAATGCCTCTACTTTACTTCTCATATGGTCAGCCAAATCGTAATCATTAACTGATGTTACGATGATTGAATCAACCAAGTGTTTGAATGGAACGTGAATTAAGAAGTCACTTCCGTTGAAGAAAGTTAAATCATTTTTCAATTCAAGACAACCCTGAACCATTTTCAAGAATAACTTGAATTGGATTGCATCCACAAATGTTTCGTGTAATAGTTTTCCGAACTTTTCGTTCTCAATTCTAACGGAGTAAGTATTTGTTTTCATATGTTTAATTTTCTATGGGACAAAGATAATACTTTTATTTTAATAAACAAAAAAAACCTCAACAAATTTTACTCTGTTAAGGTTTTTATAATACCAACCGTAGAAAGGGGTTGTTGGCTGAATAAATAAATATACAATAAAATTAGAAAAATCAATCTTTCTTTAAGATTCTATTAATTAATTTACATAATTGGTCGGTTTTATCATCAAATGGTAGATTTTCAAGGTCAAAGTACCCACATTCAGTGTGTTCCTCACCATCTTTGGCGTTTTCCAAGTCCGGATTGATTTTTTCATCTGTTTCCATTAAGAACACATACATAAGACCTTTTACTTCTGAACCATCACGATTATATCTTTTAACAAATCCAACTAATTTTAAATCATTATCTAATGTATAATCAGTTTCTTCTTTAAATTCTCGTTTAATTCCATCCATTGGATGTTCATCTTTTTCTAAATTACCACCCGGTATACTCCATTGACCAGGTAATGAATCTTTAGCATTTCTTTTACATAGTAACACCTCATCACCACATTTGACAATTACACCGGAATATCGTTTTACTTCTTTCATTTTATATTTTTTTGTGTATTTATATGTATATGGAATTAAGTATAAACAAAAATAAATTCAAAGTCAAAACTGTTATATCATCCAAAGACACTAGTCAAGGAATGATGAACAAAAAATTTGATAATACCTTTAATGGTATGTTATTTATTATGTCCGAAGGACAACACTGTTTTTGGATGAAGAATTGTATAACACCATTGGATATTATTATGATTGAAGATGATATTATAACAAAAATTCACCACAACTGTCCCCCTTGTAAAACCAAAGATTGTAGAAATTATTGTGGTGAAGGTGATATGATACTTGAACTTCAAGGTGGTACCTGTAAAGAATTAGGTATTAAGTCCGGAGACAAAATTGTTCATTACGATTGATTTATCTTCTCCTGTAATAATTTTACAAACTCATTCTGAATCATTTTAGTAAACTTAACTGAAGGAGAATCTTCCGCCTCATTATATCTACTACTACCTTTTGGTGGTCTTTTTCCTCTACCTAAGTAACTTAATCCTGAAATATTTGTAATACATTTGTGACCCCCACTATTTGCTTGAATGAAATCCCAAACATTCACATTAATATTATCCAACATTTGTCTATGTTCTTCAGGTAATTCTGAAAAAGGTTTTTCCATCATTTCACCAATGTGGATTAACTTCTCTTTACCATCTTCCATTGTTTTAAATTCTTTACCATATAACGCAACAAAATCCTTAAATGTAAACCCAATTGATTCCGCATTAAAATCTTTTGAAGTTTCCGATACCCATTTAATAGTTGAAAGAGGTATTTCACGTTGTTTTAATTGGTCCTCCCATTTAGACAATACCTCTTGAGCTATCTCACCTAAATTAACACCTTTTAACTCTCGTTCTTTTTTGAAAGGATTACAAGATGCCTGAACTAATCCTAATGGCCAAGCAATAACTAAAAAGTCAGCTTCAGGATTATTTTTAAATGGTGTATATCTATCATAAGAACCTGGCTTAAACATTGACCCACCACCGTATTGAACGATAATATTACCTAATACTTTAACATTAGGACTGTCTTGCATTGATTTAACATACTCATCTTTATTTACTTCAAGTTGTTCCGGTTTTGCATAACCTTTTTCAACCATTATTGATTTAATAGTATTAAGAATATTCAATAACGATGGTGTACATTTCATTACCAAAGTTTCTAAGAAACCTGGTTTATTTTTAAATGCCAATAATAGTTTGTTAACAACTAAACCCATTAACATTTTATTTTTTTCTAATGATTTTTCTTTATCTACATTGAATAAATAAGATATAACTTGGTCCACACTAATTTCATTCATAGCGTAATTTGCCGAGTCAACCGTTGAAATAAGTAAGATATCTGAAGATGGAAATATATCTTTAGGAGATACAACTTGAGAAATTGTTTCAACATTTGAACGAGAACTTCTAAATGAAGTTGATTTAGTATCCTCAGCACCGGCTTGTCTATCGTGGTGGTCTGTATGAATCACAAACATTGGTTTTCCGTGAGCAAAATCCACTAAGACAGGCATCACGTCCCCTTTGGCATCATTCTTCTTTACAGCGAATTCTTTATCACCATATTGGATGATATGAGCATCAATTACATCAATACCGTTATTTTTAAGATACTCTTTCATCGCAATTGCTGTCGTAACACCATCTAAATCTTGGTGAAAATATATTTCAGCCTTAGGATATCTTTTAGCGAGAGCGTTAATATCTCTTAAACCACTTTCATTTATTAATTTTTTCATAATTATATTGCCGCCTTTACCGCAGTCCCAAACATACTTTTAAGTGCGTCTCCAATAAAGTCACCACCAGTTGATGCAACAGGTGCGGCAGGTGCCGATGTTACAGGAGCAACTGTCGTTGGTTGTCCATTAATAATACCACCAAAATCTTCCGCCCAAGATTTTTGACCTTCAGGTGTTTGATTAAATTGATTAACTTTTTCTTCTAAATCACTGTATTTTTGCATCAATTCATCCGGACCAACAAAATTCGCAACACCTAAAAAATCTAATAACCTTAAATACCATTTAGTTCTACCCATTAAAGAACGTGTTGCTCTGTTACCAAACAATCTTGGAACACCTCCACGAACTTTTGACATAAATGATGCGTTCGCCAAACCTTTATTATCTCTGAATCCTCTAAACGCAGTATCTTTTTCTATTTGTTTTATTAATCGTTTTTTTTCAAGTGAAGATAATGTTTTCCCTTCTAATTTCGCCAACTCAATTGAACGAGTACCCATTTTTGCTCCGGCACTTTTAAAAATTTGAATATATTCTTCAATAACTTTAACTAACCCTCTACCTAAAAATGGTACTCTACCAATTAACGCTTTTAACATATTAAGTAATTTAGTCCCCCAACTTGGTGCACTAGAAACCATTTTGGCAATAGGACCTCCCGCAGCTTTAGCCGTTTCCGCAATCTTAGCTGCATCACCAGCAACGGCCGCTGCTTTAAACGCTTTAGTACTTGCCCCACCCTTTTTCATCACACCTATCGCCGTTTTACCAATTGCGTCACCAATAATTGGAACTGCGGATATTAAAGATAAAATAGCAAATAACTTATCCCCTTGTCTCCAATAACTAATACCATTAACAACATCAACAATACCTGTTGGGTCAAAAATACCAACAAGGTCACCCAATGTATTATACCATTTAGCTTCTTTAAGAAGTTTTGATTTTTCAGGATAAGCCGAACGTAAGAACTCAACAACAAAAATTCTATCTTCTTTAGATAATGTATCCCATTTTTCTTGAAGTATTTTTTCCTGTTCTTCTTTATATATTTGAAGAATATGTTCTTTTAATTCTGATTCTGTTATAGTTTTTTTCATATTAATCCCAGCTTAAGAAAAATTTAATTTGATTATCTTCACATCTTAATTTTCCGGCACCCCATCCATTAATCCCTTTAAACTCAATCGCCTCACCAAGTTTCATCGTAACTTTATCAGTTAAACGAATCGCAGAACCAGTCTTAACAACAATTCCACCAACTGTGGGAGCACCTTTAACAGCAATTACCTGTAAAGCGTTTGTTTTAGGTAATCCATAATCAGGATTTTTTTTAATAGCATTTAATAATGTATCAGTAAAACTATTTGCCCCACCCATCATTTCATCTTCGTTAATTAAATTATATCTTGAACGGATATCGTTTCTTTCTTCTTCGGAAATTATAAATCTTTTTGCCATAATAAATCTTTTAGTTATAAATATACGGAAAATAAAAAAGAGGTTATACAACCTCTTCTTTTAATTCTAATTTTGTTTGTTTTCGTTCATCAATTAACGCTTGGACTCTTTTTCTTGCAATCTCAGTATAATCCGGAGACAACTCAATTCCAATCCATCGTCTATCTAATAACTCAGCCGCAAATGCTGATGTTCCACTTCCCATAAAGGGGTCAAGAACAATATCGTTCTTATAAGACAATATTTTAATTGCTTTTGACGGGATGTCCATCGAGAATGTAGCTTTAGTTAATGACCTAGTGTCCGCAAAATATTCCCATCGACCAAACACCAAATTCATAAACTCTTTCTTGTCTTCGTCTTGATAAACCATTTTATTTTTAACCTTACCATCTTCAGTAGTAACCTCAGTTGGTGTTCCCAACCATTGTGAGACCCCTTTAGATAATTTTTTACTTGTTTTCTTATAAGCTAAAATTATACACTCTTTAGGATTGTAAACATAAGGTGCTGAAGCACTCATCCAAGAACCCCAAGCTGTCTGTCTAACTCTATGGGGACTATCTTCTGTAAGGTCAACTAACCCACTAAACTTAAACCCCACTTCTTTCATCATCATCCAAAACTCCGCAACAAATAATATTCTCCCACCTCTTTCTTGAACATTCAATTCATTTGGAACATTCACCGCAATCCTACCATCATCCTTCAATACTCGGAACGCCTCTCTCAACCAATCTTTTGACCACTCGTAATACTCTTCCATTGGTAAATCATCCTTATGAACATCATAAGATATGTTTACGTTATATGGTGGTGATGTTACTAGTAAATCAATTGAACCTTCAGGAAATGTTTTCATTACCTCAATACAATCTCCATTTATAATCTTTCCTGTTTCTATCATCTTACTCTTTTAATTGGTATTCCCAACCATCTTCTTTTTTAATTGGTATTATTTCTAAATCTAAAAACACTGCGTTCTGCTCACCTGCGTGTAACCCTAATATATTATAATCGTAAAACTCTTCCGCTTCACCATAAGTCATTAGGTCTCTTTCTTGTAGTATATTTAATATCCCTTGTTTTGAATATAATATCTTTCTGCCCGAAGAACCAAACTCCTCAACAATCCCAACTATTGCACTTTCTAACCCATCCAATAGAATCGCACCTTCTGCGTATTCATCAATATCAACAACCACTTTCAAGACGTTCAATTTTACGATTCAAATACCACAACGCTTTTTTCATATCCTGAAGTTCTTTATCAGAATCTTTCTTACCAGCTCTTGCGACATATTTTACAACATTGAAGATATAAGCATCTTTATCAAGACCCCAAGCTTCACACACTTTTACAACCTCATATGGATTGTCTTGTCCCCCGTAATGTTCCGGGTGATTTACCATTTCTTTATTTTCTGACATACTATTCTTCTCTATATTCCCCTAATAATTCTTCATTTGACATAATACCCGAGAATTGTTCTCTGATTTTTGATGTATCCACATCGTCATACATTGCGTGAATGGTTTTTTCCAATTGGTTAGCAAAAACCAATGCGTCATAAATAACACCAATAACTTTATACGGATTAGCGTTTGACGATGGTCTTCTATCCTCAAGGTAACCTTTCCAAGTTTCACCAACTGATTTAGGAACTCTAATAGACGCCCCTCTATCCGATATACCCCAACTAAATTTGTCGATTGATTGTGTCTCAAATTTACCAGTTAATCTTAAATGATTATCCGAACCATAGTTTTCAATATGAATATTTTGTCTTGAATCAAATGAACCAAAAATTAATTTAAAATAATCTTCCCCACCTACTTCTCTCATCTTTTTGTTTGAGAAGTTTGTGTGTAACCCTGAACCATTCCACTCCCCAATTTGAATTGGTTTTGGATGAAGTTCAATTGCATAACCTCTTTTCTCGGCTAGTTTATGTAAGATGTATCTTGACATCCATAAGTCATCAGCTGATGCTAATTTACCTTTGGAGAATATTTGATATTCCCATTGTCCTAACGCAACCTCAGCATTGGTTCCCTCAACATTAATACCTAACTCAAGACAATAATTTAAATGTTCATCACTTAAATCTCTACCAACTATTTGTCCACCAACACCACAATAGTATTTACCTTGTGGGTCAACAGTTCCACCTCTTTCAAACCCTAGAACATCTTTGTTGTGAGCTGAACGAATAAAGTATTCTTGTTCAAACCCAATCCAAAAATCGGTATCTTCATCACCTAACTTACTTCTGTCGTTTGTTTCGTGTGGTTTATTATCTTTATCCAACACCTCACATAAAACATAAACCAAATTAGTATTACCTTTTTTATACATTCTAACAGGTTTAAGGTAACAATCTGAAGAGAATCCTTCGGCTTGCATAGTTGAACTACCATCAAAACCCCACGCAGGAATATCACTAACCTCTTTTGGTAATGTATCAACAACTTTAATTTTACTTCTTAAATTTGGTTCCGGCTTGTATCCGTCAAGCCAAATGTATTCCAACTTCACTTTCATAATTTAACAATATAATATTTATTTATTTTTATACTTTTTTTATAACCATTTCTTACAGAGAATAATGGTTTTGTTGTAACATTAATCCCAAACCCATCATTAAATCTAATAGACCACCCGGATGGTGATATACTAAATAAAATAGAATACTTGAGTACTCTAATTATAGTTTGACTACAACCACTACCAATGTAATATGTTTTTTTAGATAGCCACATAATATCCACCACTTAAAGTACTTTCTTTAACATATCCCTCAGATATCAAAATATCTAATTGTCTTTTTGTTTCATCCATATCTTTTCTAAGAATGTATTTGGAGATGTAACTGATGTGGATTGGTTGTCGTAACTTATCCATCAATGATTTGATTTGTTTTTTGTCCATTTGTTATTCTATGTATTTTTTAAGATTAATAGTTTGATTAATATACGCCAATACTCTTCTTTTGAAAATTGGAATCAATGTTTCTTCCAACGGGAATATGTCGCTACATAACACTTCAAAAATAGGAAAATCAGATTCATTATTTTTTTCGTATGTTTTAGAAAATTTAGAGATAATTTCTGGAATAGTCAAATCTAAATACTCACCATCGTAAATTGATTGCAACGTAGTTTTTGTTTGATTATTTGATTTGTAGACTTTCTTTGTTGTATACATCCAAATATACAACTTTTCTTTAGTTTTATAATAAAAGAATCCGGATTTACTTTGTAAATTCATTTTGTTTCTTTTTACGACAACTTCAATAGAATCGTAAACAATACTCCAAATAGATTTTGCGTAGTTAAAATAGTCGTGTAGTTGTGGTTGACAAGTTTTTAATATTTTTTCATACTCAATTAATTCCTCATCGTCTAATATAGGGATATCCTTAACTTTCAAGTCAGATAACACTAGTTCATCATCATTGGAAGTTAATTTTCTATCCGTATATAAAATTTTGTTTTGATTAATTAGGGTTTGGATGTTCCCTAAATGTAATGAAAGTTCTATAAACATAGGATAAACCTTCATTTCTTCTAAATATTTATTCATCTTTTGGAAGTAATCCAATAAGATGTATTGTTTCTGTTCAGCGTCAAGGATTCCCTCAAACAACCAATCAGTGTCCATAATAAAATTTACCTTCTTATTTTTTTGTTTTTTTTCCATATATTATATTACTCAAAATATATGAAACTTATTTGTAAAAAGGAATAGTTTTAGTTAGTTCTCATAATATAATACGTCACACCGTTAACTTCTTCACTATCATATTGACCATCATAACTATTCATAATACCCCAACCATCAGAATCAACTAAACCTTGAGCAAGTTCGTCTTCATCAATATATTCTTTAATATCTAAACCAAGATTTTTAAGATAATCTAATGGGTCTCTTCTTACGTCTCTAACAAGTTCCGCAACTTTAGTATCAATCATATCGTCAGTTGGTTCAGTTTCAACCTCAATACTATCTAACTCTTCTTGAAGAGCTTCAATTTGATTTTCTAAATCCTCATCATAATCATAATAATTTTCATCATCAGAATCTAATTCAAGTCTCTGTTGATTTAAATCCTCAATTTGAGATTCAAGTTGTTCTATCCTTTCTTCTTGTTCATCAGTCAATTGATAATCCTCATCACTGAAGTAACTATCCGGATAATCTCTAATTTGATAATCATAATCTTCTTCCGCCATATTAACAATTGCGTCAACATCTAAATAATCTTCAATAAATGATTCATTAAATCCATCAGCCCCAACATCATCAATATAAGATTTTGCGTATTGTAATGCCGCCTCGTCCATCTCTTCATAAGTTCCAACCGAGTATTCATTACCTTTAAATCCAGGTATTAAAACTTCAAATTGAGTTAAACCATAATGAGTATATCTTGGTTGTGGATACATCATATACACATCTACATTATTCTCTTCTAATTCTTCAATTTCACTTTCAGTCTCTTCAATAGCATCAGTTAATTGACTCACCATATCATCGTCATCAGTCTCATCATATCTTTTCTGTAACTCATCTAACTTAACTTTAAGAACTTTCAACTTTTCTCTACCATCCTCATCTAAAGCATCAATTTCACCAATACTTACTAAGTTATCAAATAACGCGTGAGCCTTTTCTCCGGTCTCATCACCTTGTTCTAAAGCCCACTCATCGCCATCACGAAGAGATTCTTGTTCACCAAGTTTAGCATTTAGTTCTTGTTTTTCTCTAATTCTCTCACGAGGAGAATTATGGTCAGAAATATATCCCTTAACTTTCATATCACCAAGATTGGACACATTAGTTCTACTAATATTCAATGACCCATCAATATAGGCAACATTACCTAAACTATCAGTTGGAGTACTATCAAGGGTTAAGTCACCAGTAATCCATAAAGGTTTACCTTCAAACCTTTTCATTTTAGTTATCGCTTTCCCGTGATAACTACCCAATCTCATTAATTCCAAATATTCTTCCGGAGATATTTTATAATATTCCCCCTCAACTTCTTCAGTAAGTTTTTTAATATACTTGGATAATGATTTCTCGTTAAGTTGTATTCTTTTATTCATAATAATAAATATCAACAAAGATATAAAATATATTTACATATTACTATTATCGTTGATATTTATGGTTATAAACGTTTAATAATTTAAAATTATGGGCTGCGGATGTAAAAACAAAGCAAATCAATCACAACCGGTACAACAATCGGGACAATCTCAACCTCAGGCACCGTCTCAGGCACCACAGCCTAAAACAGCGCCAATCCAAGAGTCAATCCGTAAAGTTGTAGAGAAATATTACAACAAAAAATAATATTTCATTATGTGAAAATTCAAAGGGACTTCGGTCCCTTTTTTTATTATCTATTTATTAATTAAATTATTTTCATTATTCATTGGTATAATTTAAAAATATGAAATACATAAATGAAAATTCAAACAAAGGATTAGTTAGTATATTTGCTGACTTTTTAGTTAAAGAGATAAACAAAACACATAATTACGATGTGGTAATTGAAGTTACAGACTGTGGTAAGTTTTTTGTCGTTAACGGTTTAACCAACTCTGATAAGATTTTGGATATGGTTCAAATGAAAGAAGAGTTCACCAAAGAATATAAAACATTATTAGAGAAGTACGGTTACACTAATCTAAACATTATTGACCTGATTATTTATAGTCAGGAATTAGCGAAGAAAACAGATTACACTTTTGACTTCTACTCATCAACAAGACCATCATATCACCACAAGGTTATTAATACTTTAGTTGATAACCCACAACCTTTATTCAACACTATTCAATACACAACCAAATTGGAGTACGAGTTGGACTATTCAGAGAATAACACATCTAATTTACCGTATTTCACATACGCACCGTTAAATGTATCATCCGAATTTCCCCACGGGTATAGTTTAAGTATGGGAAGACAGGAGTATTACTATTCAGAATACATCTGTAATCAATTATTTGATGTAATACTAACCGATAAGTTAACTTTCAAATATTCGTCCGTTAAAGAAGATGAGGACAATCAAATTAATCTTTACTCAACGAGTTTATTCCCACGAAAAGATATAATCTCTATGGTCTTAGATGTATTTGATTTTGATATGTTAATCTTTAATGATAAAATAAAAGGTTACGATATTATGGAAGATTTAACTAAACCATTTGATAAAAAACCTTGGCTCGTAAAAGATAAAGTTAAAGACCTGATATTATTCTAAAAAGAAAGTCCCCAATCAAGGGGACTTTTTATTTTTTAAAGTGTTCTTTAATAATTAACACACCATCGTCAATGTCTTCATAATCTCTATCCGGAGCAAATAAGAAACTTTTTTCATTATCCTTATCCGGATTCTCAATAATCATAAATGCCGGTACAAAATCGTTTTGAGTTACCTCAACAAACATTTCATACTCATCATTATGTTCAAAGATATCTCTCTCAAGAAAATCAATATTAGACTCTTTTAATTTATCTTTCATTTGAACACAATACGGACAACCATCCATTGTGAAGATAAACAATAACTTATCCATTGATTAGGTTAGTTACCAATTGTTTAATTTGACCTTCCATTTGCATTCCCGGCTGAGAATACACTTCTTTACCATCAGAAAATGATTTAACTGTTGGGATTGCTCTAATACCTAACTGAGACGCAAATTCTTTATTCTCTTCAACATTCAAAGTGAATAATTGAACCTCTGAATTTTCTTTTCTATACTCCTCTGAAACTTTTTCAAAAGCCGGTTTCATAACTTTACAAGGTCCGCACCACGGAGCCCAAAAGTCTACCACTAATTTTTCCCCATTGTTAATTTTTTCCTGTAATAATTCTTGTGTAATTTCCATTCTTAATCTTTTTTTGTTAATCGTTTTATTTGTAGTAAAATATAATCTACCACGTTTTGTTTATCCACCTTTGTTAAAATAAATATCTTAGTCTCCGACTTTCGTAAAATTAAAATACCGGTAGAATCATATTCATATAATCTATCATTATACACTATTTTGTGTTCATTATTCACAAAATAATTAAACCATAGTAAATGTGATTTATTTAAAAATTTGTCTGTATCTTCGTTAGAAATTGTTGGATACACCTCTATAATACTAGGGTGAACTCCAAACCTTTCTTTAAAGGTATCTACGCAATGTTGTGGTATTTCTTTCATATTATAATGGGAAAACATCATTATCATCCCAATTTTGAACTGGAACAATATTATAATTATACGAATTTAATTGCATAATTGAATCATTTTTCCAACATAATTGACGTTCAGTAGTGTCTTTTCCGGTTTTAGTTACAGAATATCTTATTACATCTTTTGACATCCAATCAGAGAACAATTCTCTTTTTTTGAACTCACCTTTAATCTGTAAGGTATCAAACAAATCCTCATATTGGTAAATTTTATTATCCAATTTGATTAATGCGTCATCCCAACTTTCATCCAATCTATCATTACGTTTACCCAAAGTTTGATATCTTTCTAAATCAAACGTGTTATGTAGTGAAGGTAAAGTAATACGATATTCAATTGACGCTCTCTCTTCAGTTTCTCCTTGACCTCGTCTCATAGATATCAATAAGGAATCAATTCTTCTAACATATGTCTTAACACAATTAGATTGGAATGAGGACTCGTTGTTGTATCGTTTGGATGTTGTTAACACCTCAGGATAATATGACCCATCTTTGGTTAAGATAACCTCATTTACTTTATCCACAAACTCTTGGTTGTAGATTCTAGTAAAGTCACCATTGGTGTAATGGTTATATTTCTCCGACCAATCATAATGCTCTTGAACAAACTCATCGTGAGTTCTTGATGTCCATTTAACCGGTTCCATTTGGTCCAATAAACGATAAAATCTAAAGTGGTCTTCAATTACATTACTGTTAACTAACCCTTTTTGACATAATTTATATATCTCAAAGAAATTGGAAAACTCTTTTTTTGTTAATAACCCTTTTCCAATATTATTATGAAATGTACTTTGTTTATTATGTTCCAATAATAATTGGACAAACTCATCCGATTGATTTAAAATAAACTTCTCACCAAATATTGAACAAGCGTTATTAAAATTAAGAACACCATCAAATGATTTAACGTTATGTAATACCCTCTTAACTTTATCCCCCTTTAAGTTATGAACCCTCATTAAAGCATCAATATACTTATACCCACACTTCACCAAATCTTTCTTCTTTGGTTGGGGATAGGTATTCATAAGTTCAAACCAATTGTTTGGAACTTTAATTCCTTGAGCATCCAAGTATCTTTTGTAGATTCTTTGTTCAGGAAGTAAGTCAGCATATAGTTCAGTTCCGGGAATGGCGTTAACAAAGGTTGAGATAACCTGATTAACTATTGTTGGAATATCCACTTTATCTTTATCAACTATTGAGTTGAATGATTCTCTCAAGTATCGTCTCATATTATTGATAGGGTCATTATTAAAAAGGACTCTTCTAATATTTTTACGACATTTTCTCTTCAAATGGTAGTTGTCTAATGAACCGGTATATAACGCATTTGTTTTATAGTTGAATGTAATAAACTTACAATTAGTACTTAATCTAAACCATTTACCCGCAACACGTCTTGTTTTACTATAATTGAATACCTTGAAAGAAACTTTATCATTTTCTTTAGTCACACAGATAATCACCCTATTCAAATATAATTGAGCAAGTGGGTTCCCGTAATGTTCTACAAATTTTTCTTCTGTATCGTAATCCGCATTAAAAGTATAGTCACCCCAAGGCGTATAACTTGTATGCCTTCCTGAACTTAAACTAGTTTCAATCGTTCCCCAAAAATCATCCTCAACCTCTTTTTTAAGAGGACGAATAGGATTGGTATCCAAGTATTCAGACACTTGATACTTCTTTACGGTATAGTTAAATAATTCTTCTTTCATCAGGTTTATTTTGAACCACAAAAGTAAGACATTAAATTTGAATATACAAATTAATTAAGGGAAAAATGAGCAAATTGTGTGTGATAAATTATGGACTTAATCTTATCCATATCAACCTCATCGTTCTGAGATTGTTTAAGAGCCACAACAATAGATATAATTTGTTTTTGGGTTAAGGAAACATCCTCTCCGTTCTCAATATTATCTAATGATTGTTGTTTTACTCTGTCGTAGAAGTCATCCTTTAAAACATCCCCAATTAACTCAAGTAAGTCATTGGGGTTGTTGTTAAAGAAAGTTATAAATTGATTAATGTAGATTTCAACGTCAACATTTTTCATTTTTGTAGTTTTTTAGTTAATACTAATTTAAATAATAGAATCCCATACCTTCATCATCAAGTCTATCTCGTAAACCTTGTGGTATATTAATGTTTGGATTAACATCTTTTAAGTTAATAAACGCAAGATTTGGTAATTCTTTAATACATTCAGGTAAAGATTGTAAATCTTTATTACCCGGAAGAGCTAAGAAATTCAAATCTTTTAACTGACAAATTGTATCAGGTAATGTTTTTGCAATGTTTTGTAACATTAACGCTTCTAAGTTTTTAAATCTACCAATAGATGTTGGAACCTCTAACGCAATTCTTTCTTGACTCTTATTATTGATTAACAATTTAGTAATTGTATCAGGTAAAGACTCAAATAATTCATCAAAACCATATAGAGCAATGAATTTACCTGAAGCACTATCCGGATAGTTAATCTCAACAATATCACCACCACCACTTGTTAAACCTTTAGCAAATTGAGGTTTAAAATATTCCTTAAGTTCCGCACCTCTACCATTTAAGAACTCTACTAAATTAATTCCTCTATCTCTTCTGTCCATATATTGATTAGATGGGAAGTGGAATTGATATCTTTCTTTAGGTAACCCTGTTTTTTTACCAAACTCTGTTGAACTATTAGGTAGTATTACATAATACGGACCATCTTTGATATAGTGACTAAAATAGGTACCATCAAGTTTTGATGTACACCAATTAGTTTCATCATTCTCATCTCTAGTATCATAATAACCACCAAAATAAGCACCAGCGTTTTTACCTTCGTCATTATTTTCAGTAATTTTTACAATTGTCCAATCAGGTGTAACAATTTCAATATTTGAACCGGGATATTGATATGGATTTTCTTTTGTAATTCTTTCTTCTTTAGATGATTTAGAATCTTTAGATAATTTAAATTCATCAACAGCTAAAGATAATGTTGCCGGTGTATATTTTGCAATATCTCTTTCACCTTCAGGTAATCTACCTTTAAATCTTTCAAATTTTAATAAATCAACATTTATTTTATCCATATCTTCTATGAATAAACGTCTATATTCTTGAGCCGCTCTCTTATATTCAGGTGTACCCACCTCATATTCCAATTTAGGTTGAACAAAGTTTCTCAACATCCATTGAACATATTTACCAACTTTAACTTTTGACATTTCTTCAAAAGTTGCACCTTCTTTATTAAACCCTTGAGGAGCTTTAGTATCAGGGTCTCCAAATATTATATTTTTTAATGTGTCAAAATCCATAATACCTTTTACCGGTCTTCCTGTCTCACTCTTTGCTTTTGGGTTTGGTTTAACAAACTTGTCGTAAAATAATTGTAAACGTGCGTTTTCAGTTATTAAATTAGATAGTAATGATGTAATTTTCATTTTAATTGTTTTAATTATAAATATTCGTTTTTTGTAAATAATTCGCTAAACTTTATTCAAGAGTACAAAGATAATACTAATTATCAACAATCCAAATTATTTTTGATAATTCATAATTAAAAGTTCTTCACCCATATTTTGAGCTTTACCCTTCTTAGCCGCAGCCGCCTTAGCAAATTCTTTCTTCTCCCACACATATTGAAGTTGTGGGAACCAAGTGTGTAATTGTGGAAAATCATAATACGATAATGAGAACTTACCTTGAATACCTTTTAAACAATCCGCCAATCTCTCGTGGTCCGTACTATCAAAGTCGTGGTTGTTGTAATAATTCTCAGTCTTCCAATATGGGGGGTCAGCATAAACATATGTAGATGGACCATCATACTTTTGAATAACCTCTTCAAAGTCCATATTCTCCACCTTAGTAACCTTTAAGAAGTGTTCCACCCAATCAGGTTTAGATAACTTATCTCGGAATGTAAGATACTTTGATTTATATTTCCCTTTCAAATCTATAAATGAACTTGTTTCCGGTTTAGACCCCGAAAATACCTGAGCCAATACATATGCGTATTTTGCAGCAACAACGTAATCGTAAGGTTGTACGCTGAAATTCTCGGCAAATATTTCAGCTTGGAAGCTGATGAATTGTTCTTTATAGATATCCGGTGTCGGAAACTCATTTCTTTGCTGACAAGGAATATTATTCACTTCTTCTAATAATCTCTCAGGATTCTGAAGACACTGAAATAAATTGTAGTTAAGCGGATTGAAGTCGTTATAAACAACTTCTTTTAAATTGGGGTACTTGGTTAAGTCCATATTAAAGAATACCCAAAACATCCCTGAGAATGGTTCTACGTATGTTTCAATGTCGTTAGGTATGAATGGAACAATCCATTTACCTATTTTAGATTTACCCCCGATGTATGATAATGCCATAATTTCTTTTTTATAAAGTATAAGAAATAAAAAGTGAAAAAGCAACTTTCTCTTTCAAATATTTTTAACTATATTTATTTTAAATTAAATTTATAACTATGGAAACTGTAGAAGGAGAAATCATTGACGTAACGGAAATAAACAAAAACGTTGTACCTGAACCCCCTAAAAAAAATTGTAAAACTTGTAAACAAGGTAAAGAAGCTGTATCGTCTGTTAGACAAACTCAAAAAATACTAGTATTCGCATCTCTTTATTTTTTATTTGCCGGTATATATGGTACAATAAAATTGATTAAGGATATTCTACATTATTTTGGATATTAAGTTCTATTGAATTTAATAAATTGATTAATATACATATCCCCGTTATTAAACCCTTTAGATTTTACTCTAAGGGGTTTTGAACTATCAAACTGACTTGGTAACTTTACTGAAATATTCCCTTTAGGGTGTGGGACCTCTAACATCTCTTTATATAAGTCACTTAAATTAAAGTAGGCGTTATAAATCAAATCATCCCCATTTTTTTCAAAGTTATTTTCAGGTTGAACTTTAACACGTAAAACTAAATTACCGTACATACCATCTTTCCAATCACCTTTATTTTGAAGTCTTAAAAATTGTCCGTCATCAATTCCGTGTGGTAATTTAATTGTAATACTATCCACTGAACTTTTAGTACCCTCACCACTACATCCTCCACATATTTTTGTAAAATTGAATCCTCTACCACTACAAGAGTGACAAGGTTGTCTGAATACCTGACTAAACATTCCCGTACCCATTCTTTGAACAATAAATCCGGAACCACTACAGATAGAACAATTTGTTTTATCTCCACCGGTACCACTACAATCCCCACACATATGTTTTCTTGAGTAGTTTATTGTTTTATCTTTAGCGTTATAACTCTCAAACACTCCAACATTAACATCAACTATCTTATCCGGAACCGCACGTTTTCTTTGTTGAGCTCCGTTGAACATATCCCCAAAAGGATTAAATCCACCACTAAATGGGTCAAACCCACCTCCCCCACCAAATGGATTAGAACGTTGATTATCGTATTGACTTCGTTTATTTTCGTCACCTACCGTATCATAAGCTTCAGAAATCTTTTTAAATTTATTTTCATCACCACCTTTATCCGGATGATGTTCTACCGCCAATTTTCTATAGGCTTTCTTTATCTCATCTTGAGTCGCGTTTTCATTAACACCTAATGTTTGATAAAAATTTTCCATACTTGTTTACTTATATTTAATATAAAACTAATTTTTTATTATGAACTATCTAATAGTATTATTCAAAAATAAGATAAAAAAGAAAATAATAAATAAATTTATAACTCATAAAAAGGCAAATGAGTATTATAAAAATTTGTTAATGGAAAGTGATTCCGTAATATTTGAACGGGAATATGAAAATGGTTATCTATGTAGTTATGAACTAGCAATATTAGAAAAAACGTCAGGTAGTTTTTTACCTATTTTTTTAAAAGATGAATTAGGTAGAAAGATTAAAGTTAACTTAGATGACGACGATTACACTATTAATCTAATATCAAAATATAAAACAGAAGAATTAATATTAGACACGACCACAAATAAAAAAATAAACTCAAAAGAGTTTATTAAATTATATTTAAGTGGTTCCGGACTTAAATTAGTATCTAAATTGAATAATAAAGTTGTTGTTCAAAATGATAACACCTTTAATTTATTTACCTTAAAGAATGATAACGACTCAAATAGATTTATTGATTCAATCTCTAATTATTTTATAGAACAAAAAAGGTCTGATTGTATTTTTGTTAAAGACTATTCAACCACACAAAGAAAATATTTATACAATCTTTTAATTGATAACGGATTCTCTAAGAGTTATCTTCAACGTCAGTCAACGACTCATCCAATAAAAACATAAATTCAACCCCCGACAAATCAATCTTAAATTGTTTATGAGAATGGTCAATTGTTCTGAAATTTTTTTGAACTTTTTTAAACTCATCTAATTTTAATTCAAGGGCGACAGCGATAACACCATTAGGAAAGAGTTCCTCCAATCCATCCGCAATTAACGCTAATTTTTCTATAATCCCATCAATACTTTTTGTATTCTCTGCCATAACGTTATTTTTTTAGGTGGTTCAGGTGGTTTCGGTAGAATATCCTCCCTCGTTAATTTTTTTAACTCGTTTATTATTTTCTCTTTTTCGGATTGGAGTTGTATTTGACTCTTTAGTGAGTCATTTTTTAGGAGTTCCAACTCCTTCAAGACTTTCTTCTTCATCTACTAATTCTATTTTACCGGTTTTTAATTCAAAATTAAGATTTTTTAAACTAGTCAAGTCTTGTCTCTCAAATATTGATTTAAGCTCCTCAACTTTGTTTTGGAATAATCTATCTTTTTCTTCTCTGTCGTGATTGTATTTAATAATATTCTTTAAATTCTCCGACATTTTCTCCACCGACTCTTCATTTATTTCAGAAACAAACGAAAAGAATCTATGTCCATCAGCCTTACTTGTTTGTTCCATCACCTTATCTTCATCAACATATTTTTTAGGTAATTTCCAAGTAGTCGGAAAACTAAGGTCAAAACTTAAATAACTCTCTAATTTTCTAACCGATTGTAAATAAGGTAACAACGCAGAAAATTCTTTATATAAACTCATAATTAATTTTGTATTAAATAGGTTAAGCAATACGTTATTGCTAATCCAAGATATATAAGTTCCCCTCTATACCATTCAAATTTCTTTGGTGGGTTAGAAAATAGGGAACTCATTATCCTAGCAACCGTTCTCAAAACGGTCAGTAGTGAAAAAATGAATACAAATAAAAATATTGTATTAATATTATTCATTACTCGTCTCCTTTTCTTTCTGCTAAAATCTCTTTTCTAAGACTATCCAATAATTTTTTCAATTCTTGTGCAGATTTTCTAGCTCTTGTACCGGCACTTTTATTTCCGGCAAAGAATTTAGATGTGTCAACTGATAATTCCTCAGTTAAAGACTTAATTTGTTCTAATGTTTCCATTTTAAATTTAGTTTAATAATTTATTTTATTATGTAAAAAATAATTTTTTTTATGTTATAGTAAACACTATAGGGGTTTTTTTTACTTTTTAACATTTTTATCTAACACTTTATATATAGTTGATACCATATCAATGTCTGATTTTGTAAAGGATTTTTTAACGTTGAATAGTTCTTTAAAGAATTTACCGATGGAACTTCTAACCTTTTCGTTCTTTTGATGATAAAAAACTTCCGTAAAGAACTCATAAAAATAATCGTAATGTTCCCCGTTATTTTGAAAATTAATACCTTCTTGTTTGAAATTACTAATTATCTTACCCCAACACCATTCAAAATGTTTTTTATTGTCGTTTTCCGTTAAGATAATTTTAGTTTCATTAGGCAAGTCATTTTCACCTAAATAAGTTTCTAAAATTAAAATATTAAGTGAATGGGCAAAATCAAAGTATAATTCCATTTTTTCAGGAATCATATTATTCACCCGGAACCAAACGTCAACGTCTTCCGGTGTTAAAGGTTTTGATATGTAGTTAAAAAAATTCTCCATAGAGTTCGTCTATGGAGAAATTATAAGTTATATTATGTGTTTGTAAATTATTGAGTTATTTGATTATAACCCATCAACGATTTCATTCTATTAAATTCTTCACTAATTAATTTTTCTTGTTTTTCATTACTCTCAGTTTTAAGATGTAACCCATTTCCCGATTCTTGACCTGTTTTATCACTTATAACAGGTTGAGGGGCTTTATTGTATGCCGCTCTTTTAGCTTTATTGTACGCACCTTTCTTACGAGTTTTATTTAATTTTTTATTCTCATCAGTTTCAACAGCGTTAGCCCATTCTGAATTATTTCCAGTTTTTGATGAACCTTCAATATTATTATCCATCCACTCTTCATTAGGATGAATTTCATCATAATCTAAAGTTTGCATCCCAGGTCTTAAGTAATCGTCAATAAATTCTTTACCATCGTCAGAAAGTTCATAAGCAGTTTTCTTCATTTTTTCTAACTCTCCATTCCCTTTAGGGAATACTTTTGGTTCCATTGAATATTCACCTTTAGAACCGTCTTTAAGGTAATCTTTCATTTTTTTAGTAACATCTTTAATGTAATCGTCATTTTCTTTACCAGAACCTTTGTGAGCCTTCTCATACGCCGAATAACCTTTAGGTGTTCCACCAATTGGTTTTAATTTTGTGTCGGTTGTTTTTTCAATCGCTTCAGTTTTTTGTTCTTTAACAATTCTTTCAATCATAGATACTAATTCACTTTCAGTTAATCTATAAGATTCTTTAACCTGATATTCTTTACCATCCACTTCAAATGAATCTTCCCCACTTTTTTTAGCGTTAGCCAAGGCCCCTGAAAACGCATTACCTTCGTCTGTTTCAGTTTTTTTACCCTTTCTTAACATCTTAAAATCTTCAGCATCAATCTTATTGTTTTTGTTTCTATCCAATCTTTTTTGACGACCTTTTAAAGATTCGTTCATATCTGAACCACAGAATTTTAACGTTCTTTCATCTTCAGGACCAAAATTATCCATATGATATTTACAAGCATCTTCATTTTTAGAATCTAACTCTTCATTATCCGAATCACCTAACACCATATCTTCTTGGACATAGTCAAATTCTTCTGAATTATCAATGTCTTTAACATCGTAGATACCTTCTTCCATATCACCACTTTTATATCCACACTCATTACATTCACCTTCATACATTGTCCCACCGCATTCGCAAACACTACCGGATTCCGTTAATTTAGAAACAATATTATCGGCTCTATCTTCTAAAGTTTCTTTTAAAATTTTAGATACCAAATTGTCTAAGTAAGTACTATTTAATTTTTTCATTTTTCTTTTTTATTATAAATATATTAATCTTCAAGTTTATTTCTTAGGAAAGGTATTTTCATACTCATAAGCGATAATACTTTTAATTACATTTTCACTTATGTTATGTCTTTCACTTATATTTTTAATCGCATTTTTCACATTTTCATTCTCAAAAATCTTTAGAGCTTTAATATCACCTTGATTACAGTATGGAAATTTTTTACATTTTTTCTTAACTTGAACAAATTTACCTCCGGGAATTTGTGTTTTAGATTTTCCTCTCCAATCTTTTTTACTTGTTGATTTAGCCCAAGCCGCATTTGTCTCATAAGAACCTGAAGAACCTGAACCCGTCGCCTCTGTTGCTTCAACTTTTTTGGTTTCTCCACAAACACATTTAGATTTAACCCTATCACAAGAATCACAATATTCTTCTTTGTTTTCTTTCACACAATTAGGAACCATTTTACCATTTTTCTTTTTACCACCAATTTGTTTATATCCTTTCCAACATTCTTCTTCCATTTCACCTTTAGTTGTTGAGAATAATGGAGCGGAAAATCCACCTGCAGAACCTGAACCGGTACTTTCTTTACTTTCTTCTTTACCAACTCTTTTATATCTGTTTTTTTTAATAAACGGGTCAGACACAGTTACATTTGGTGTACCAAATTCATTATCCTTTTCTTTAAACTTTTTAAAATCGGTGTCTGTTTGAATATCTTTCTGAAATTGTTTTTTACCACTTTTATCTTCCCCCATAATTGGTAATCCCATTGTTAATTTACCAATAGGTGTTTTCATTTTAGTCTTACCAACCAATTTATCAACAACCCCCGATTTAATAGGTCTTTTAATCATAACTTCTTTTTTATTTTTTTTATCAATATCCATAGACTCATTTGAGACTGATGATAAAGTTTCCGCGGCTATTGTAGCCGCCTCAACACCACCACGATAAACATTAGCATTACTAAATTCTTTTTCCATTGCGGCCTTTAAACTTGGAATTTTGTTTGACATAAATTAAGCGTTTTTAAGTCTTGGTTCCCAATAACTTCTGTTCATCCACATAAATTGATAGAATTCTCGGAACATTCGTAACGCAATTTCTTTAACATCACCTTCTAGTTTTCCTCGTTTAAGTTCTTTAGATATTGTATCAATTAATTTATTTTCATATTGTTGCATAGTACTACTCCCAAAAAAATCTTTAATTTCTTTACGAACCATAACTTCAATATCTTTTTTTTCTGTCGCTGTTAGTGCCATAATTATTTAACTATTAATAAATATGAAGTCGCCAATACACCTAAAAATGTACCGGCTTTATATATAAAAGATTTAAATTTAACCGCCTTTAATTCTTTCTGTAAATCCTTAGTCATCAGGTCATATTGAGTTATTTGTAAATCTTTTTGACCTATAATAAATTGATTATTTTTATCTTTCTTCTCTAATAAAGAAATGATTGTATCTTTCTGAACTTCTCTAGCCTCAACTTTAGTTAGTTTAAATTGAGTTAACGATAACTCTTGTTTACATCCATCAAATCTTAATAAGTCTTGATAGATTAATCTAGCTGTTTTAGTTGGAAGAACTACTTTGGTTGTATCTTGCTGCGAATAACAGCTCAAGCTCAACATTACCAAAGTTATTAGCATTATTAACTTTTTCATTTGTTTTTTCTTTTACGATTGTTAAATTATTATCAATATGATGAATTTCTTTAGTAATGTTGGTAACATTCTCTTTTACCTCCATAACTTTAGTATCTATTTGTTTATTAACTACTTGAGCAGAATCCACTTTAACTTGTATCCCCTCAATTTTCTTTTTATAACCACTAACGTCAGTTTTAATACCACTAGTTGTGAAAATATTCCAACCCACTAAAGCGGCGACGATAATTAATAAAATTGTTTGACTTTTACCTTGAGTAATATCTTTCATTATTTCTCTGTTTTAATTGTTTTCTTTCTTGATGCCAATACTTTAGACCATTTTACCTTAAATTTTTCATAAAACGCCTTTAATTTTGTTATCATTTCCAAAAAATCGTCATCGGTTTTAATCATATCACCGTTAATATATATCCCACTCTCTTCCCCAATTGAAAGAAGGAATTCAATATCAAAATCAATAATTTTACCAGACCATTCAACATTATTTGGATAAAGATTAAGTTTATTAAAATCTACTAAATCCGAAACTTCATTAACAAATTCATCCATAGTCTCTTGGAATGCAATTTTTTCATCTGTTGTTAACTCTAAATCAGTTTGTTCTTTACCGTGTAATACTAACACACCACCGGAGATTCTATAAGCCTGTGACTTATCGTCATTAGTCTCTGTATCGTCCTCAATTGCATCATCAACTGATTGAGCAACATCGTATTTTTTAGTTACATCATTATCCGCAACATCTTGTTCATTTAATAAACTATATTGTCTACGGATATCTTCATTAATATTATTGTCTCCCAATAATCTTCTTGAAGCATTTAATAATTGTTTGATTTCATCGTGTGAATTGTTCATATTCTATTTTTTTTAAAAATTCTTCAAATTTAAAAGCCGGACTCACATCAGTAAATTGAGAATCAAAATTACTTTTAGTCACAACCCCCTCGTATTTTTCAATACCTATTATTTTTGTATTGTGTTCTATTATTTGGTTCTTTATTGATACTTTATCAAACAAATGATTACATAACGCCGCAGTAGATTCAAGTTGTTTATCAGTATAAGGTTGCCAAAAGAAATAATCTCTCCACTTCTTTTCAAACACATTACCTTTATAAATATCCCCAATCCAGTTAATGTAATAGTCACTTAGCGGTTCTTTTTGTAACCACCCTAAATTTTCTAATGATATGATAATTGAATTTCTATTAATATTTGGTTCCGAGAAATATTCGGTGTGTTCATTGTTCTCTAAAAGTTGGAGAATTTCACCTTCTTTTGTTACAATGTAGTTTGGTACTCTTTTAAATTTCCCGTTGTAACGATATTTTAACATCATTAAATACTCACCCGAATTTCTTGAAGTATGGGTGAGTATTATTTGATTTTTTTTCTTTTGTTTTCCCGATGGCTTAAAGTCACCGTATTTTATTATGTCTATCATTTCAGATAACTTAATTATTTATTTAGTCATTTGTTGGTTTAACATAACTTAACCTATTTGGACGTGGTGGTTCGTGTGTGTCCATTCCCGGACTAACATATTTATCTTCAATTAATTCGTCAAAGTAATCTTCTTCTTCATCGTTATCTTTGTTTAATTCAACCACTGCAACTTCAACAATCTTTTCAACCTCAACAATCTTTTCAACCTCAACAATCTTTTCAACTTCAACAATCCTCTCAACTTCAATAGGTACTCTAACTATTTTTTCAACAATCACTTCTTCTATTACCGGAACCTCTACGATTACTTCTTTAATAACCTCTTTTTCCACAATAACTTCTTTAATTATCTCTTTTACCTCATTATTACCTGATTTTCCATCATCGTATTTTGTGAAGAAGTGTAGAGACGTTAATGAGATTACAGGAAGTAAACCTCCTTCTAAGAATGCCAACCATCTTTTCATTGAGATAACGTCATTAGCTTTTGAACCTAACATTTCCCACACCGGTCCGGTAAGTTCCATCCACGATTTAAATAACTCCCCATTAGCATCAATTTGTTTATATGAATAGAAAATATTACCAATCATTTGGATGAAAGTAATTATCCCAAACATAAACCATACACCACCTTTGATTTTGTTAGTGGCCGCAACCAATGCGGTCATAGCACCTATCTCAATAGCAATTGATAAGTATATCGCCCAACTGATGGGATTGGCCAAATTATACCAAGATACAACGTGTGATATAGATATTCCCGCAACCAAAATTATAGGTATCAAGAACATCGCTCTGTTTGGGTGTTCCTTAACGGATGCCCATAACTTCTTAATCATTAGATATTTTACTTATTTCTTGGTCAATTTGAGTTTGTCTTGTAACATCTAATATTTTTCTATCAGACGCTTGAATAGCTCTTTTCTCAGATTTAAGACCTTCAATCTTTATTTCTCTACGAAGTTTAACTGATAATGAATCAACACTATCATTAACGTCTTGGACTTTTGAATTTGTACTACAAGTCTTAAAAAATGTAATAATTACTAGGAAGAACATTATTCTAATACCCCAAGTATCAATAAAATTTAAAATTGGTTTCATAATTTTTGTATTAAGTTTATTATAAAAGTAAAAAACCTTCTATTATAATAAATAGAAGGTTCTAAAGTTTTTACATATAATCAAACAATACGGAACTCTCATTCCTTAATTTTCGTAAAGCTTTTTCTTTAATTTGCCTGACACGTTCTTTTGTGAGGTTGAAATCCCCACCGATATCTTCAAGGGTTCTTGGTGTTCCGGATAATCCAAAATAATCCTCAATAATCAATTTTTCTCTTTCATCTAAAATATGTAATAGACTTAATAATTTAATCTTCAACATATCACCTGAATTAAATGACTCGTCGGGCATATCTGCATTATTGTTAACAATGATATCAACTAAAGTATCACCATCCTCATTAATATTCATATCCAAGTCAATCATTGATGGTAAGTTTTGAAACTTATCTTCTAACTTACCACCATTAGATTCAATTGCTTTCTTGGCTCTATGTAAATCCTGAACTACATTAACCGGTAGTCTTATAGTACGAGCATTGTCGTTTAATGATTGAAGAATGGATTGTTTAACCCACCATACCGCGTAAGATATAAATCTAAGATTCTTAGACCAATCAAAGTTATTAATAGCTTTCATCAACCCTAAGTTACCTTCGGCAATTAAATCAGGAAAATCTAATCCTTGATTTTGATATTGTTTAGCAACTGTAATAACAAAACGTAAATTCCCCTCAAGAAGTTCTTTTTGAATCTCCTTTCGTCTAGTATCACTAATCTCATTACCATTCATTAGTAACGCTAACTGACGTTCTCTTTCGGGAGTCATTACTTTAATCTTACGAATGTCTTTCAAATATAAGTTAATCTCTTCTTGGTTAATCGGTATGCCTGAATTTTTTTCTTTCATATTAATTTGAGTATTTATTTAGTTGTGATAATTCTTTTTCTGTTAGTGAATTTAAACCTTTATCTTTAATTTTTTCCAATAATTCATCTAAAGATGGTATGCGTTGTTTATTTTTAATTTCATCAATGTCCGTCCACTCATCTTCATCATATTCAAAATCAAAATTATCAACGTTTAAGTTAAAGTTATCTCGGATTTTGTCTTGTATCATTTTTCGTACCTCAAATTCTTCTGTATACGAATTATTTGGTTTTTCTGACATAAAGTCACTAATACCATCATTAAAAAGATGTTTAGATATTTTTTCAGGTAATCCATATGACAAATTGTCAGAGGTGTAAGGTAATAATATATACATAATATCACCCACGTCTAAAATCATATCAATATAGTCTTTCACATCCTGATAAGAATCTAATGTTGATATTGTGAACACAGATGATTCTGGTCCGAAATAAAAATTAAGATTTGGTGAGTCAGAAATAACACATAATTCTTCTGCGATTTGTTCTGTAAATTCTTTTGGGTTGTCGTTTTTTGCAAAGACAAATAAAATGTATTTGGTTAAGTCATTCATACGTTATACGTTTAAGTTAGATATTATGTTACAAAGATAGTGAAATTATTTTAATAAAAACCCAAGTTCATAAACCATTGGAGTCATTTCTTTATCTAATTGTTCAACCAAACTCTCAATTAATACTACATTAGATTCAGACGCAATTTTTTTAAATTGTGAATATCCCATATCCCACGGATATTCAGTTGAATTTAAAATTGTTTCAAAATAAATTCTTCTATACTCATCAATTATTTTTTTTGCAATAGTCGGAATCCCTTCATAAAAATTTTCATCAGATAATATTTTTGCAACAAATCTATCTTCAGATAAATTAAAATCATCATATAGTGACATCACTTGGTGTTTTTCCATATGTTTAGTTAGCGATTGTCTCATAAATGGAAAAAATTCATTTTTAACCCTATAATTAACACCATTATATATTTTACTTATCCACGAAGTTTGATTAGAACCATTAGAAAATAAACATCTTATTAATGATAATTTTTTAAAAATATTATATTTTGGATGTTCTTCATCCGGTTTTAAATATTCATCTTTATGATTTAACCAATTATTTTTTATTAATTTTCTCGCATTAAACATCATTATTGCCTCCCAAAATCCTTCTTCATTAAATGAAACTCCGTGTGATGAAGCAAATGGCATTGTATAAAGTCCAACATATTGAGAATTAAATTGTACACAATTTGAGTTATTATGTAAAAACCCAATAAAATTTGTTTTAACAGTATCTTTATTTTTACTATTTAGAACAGGAACATCATACCCATTTATAGTAGGAACAAATTGAGCATTATCAGATTTTTCAATCCATTTTGATTTAATCCACGGTTTTGAAGATTCTAAATTATCCGTATTGTAAAACAACTTCACACCCTTATTAACAACATCAATCCCTTCTCTTTCCAATATATCAAACGCAAACGTATTTGAGTCCTCAGGTACTCCACATTCAAAAATAGCAAAAACTAATGGCCAAGATTTAACACCCGCAAATTCTTTAGCATTAATTAAAAACCCTTTTTTAAATTTATAATTTCTACCCATAAATTCTCTAAGTTCTTTAGTTTTCTCACCTGTGAAATAAATTGGTAACATAAAATAACCAATATTAACTTTTTTACCGGTTTTTAAATATAAATTATTATTTTGATATAAGAATTGATTAAATAATTGGTCGCACGAATTACCTAGCCCGTCTTTTATCATTAATTTTCTAATGTATGTGTCTGAAACACCAGGTTTACTTGTTTTCCCATAATTTGCGGAGGTAAGGAATGGCGGATTTTCTAATTTATTTATTACTTCCGCATTATCAATTAAATTTTTTACACTAATTGGCAATAAATCGTAATTAGTCTCCAAATAATCTATTTCTTCAACAATTGCACCTTTATTATACCCCGATTGAATAATAGTATCAACATCCGCTCTATCTTTAGTTGATAATATTAAATTTGAGTATCTTCTATCTTTAGTTATATTAGCAGTTCCGGCACTTGAATCCCATACTAAATCAGTTGTTGATGTTCTATAATTTGGAAAAATTGATTCATAATATAAATCCGCTTGTTCAGCCCAAACAGATTGAGTATAAAATGCCCCTAATCTTCTTCTTTCAGAATCTTGAATTAAAGTATCTTGAGTTGATGTTATTTTCTTTTTTTCATTATTTGAAAAATTATTAACATTAAATCCGTTCATTAATAATTCAAAATTTGTTTTATTAACTTTAATTTTAGAATTTCCAAAAGATTCTGTAATCAGAGAACCATCATTTTTTTTAACATTTAATCCATTACACATTGGATTAACAAATAAATGAACAAATAAATTAACTGAATCATTTGGTAACATTTTAGTTTTTAGAACATCTTCCTCCCAATATGAAAACGCTTTTTTAATTTTATTAGACGTTACTGGTCTTTTTTGTACACTATTTTTACAATAATTTAATATTCTATCATAAATTATTGGGAGATTAATTGCGGATATTGTATGATATATAGGTATTAATAAATTATTATTTAAGTCATTTAAAACCAAATCATATAATAATGGCACTTCTTTCCAAGCATCAACGGCATTACTAGGCCACTTAATATCTTCTGCTAAATAACTAAGAAGTTGATTTGTATGAAAATAAACAAATTCATTTTTATCTACAATTGCAACCACTTTAGGTGTCTTCAATTCTGTTGATTCATCCATTCGATGTAAATAAACTAAAGCTTGCACAAGAGCTCTTACCAAAGATTTATTACTTGATAAATTTTCATCAAGTTTAAATTCAAACAAAATACTGACATACCACTTTTTATTTTTAGGTGATTCATCGTAAAGAACCCCATCATCCCCTCGGAATCTATTAAATAATAAATTACTTTTAGATTGGAAAAATCCAATAATTGATTGTTGAACCACGCTTTCATTGTTTGCAATGGCTAAATTACTAATTGTTTGTCCTGTTGTTATCATAATGCAAATATAATCATAATTATTTCAATAAACAAAAAAAATAATATTTTATTGGGAAACATAACTAATATTTTCTTCTTTTCTAATTCTTACCACGTTATCAGCCCAATTTGTTACTAATGGGTTGTGTGTAATAACAAATATCTTTTCAAAGTATTCTTTAATCTTACTAAAGAATTCTGATACCATCTCCAAGTTGTCGTTAGACATCTTCCCGAACACCTCATCAAACACAACAACGTTAGCTCTTGGTAATGAACATATTTTACTCAATACCGCTCTCAACGCTAGTGAAGCAATTGACCTTTCATATCCGGACCCGGACGCCATCGGTTTCTCAACCTGAGTGTTGTTATCAATCATTAGGAAGTCAACTTCATTCTTATCGTTAATCTTAACTTCTAATCTGAAGTGACAACTATCTTCCAATAGTCTTTGAAGTTCACTATTGATAAGTGGCATCATCGTCTTCATTATAAGTTTGGTAACACCATTCTTACCGAATATTTCCAAATAGATTTTATAGATTCTTTCTCTCTCCGCTTCTTCCGCAATCTTTCTAATTGTTTCCAAGTTAGATGTTATCTTGGTTGTTAGATTGGTAATCGTAAACTTATTGTTTGAGATACTAGTTTCAATAGTTTTCTTCTCACCCTCAAGTTCATCAATTCTAATCCCCGCTTTAATCAATAATCCATCTGTCTTATTGTTTTCAATAATCTTATCCTGAACCTCAGAGTATCTTTCCAATTTGGTTTTCAACGCATCAATCATCAATTGGAAACGTTCAACACTTAATTCGTATTTCTCTTTGATAAGTTTGTTTTTCTCATACTCATCAAATTCTTTTTTAAGGTTAACAAAACCTAACTCTTTGCTGGTTAAATCCTGCATTAACCCCTCTAATTCCCCTTTGTGCGTGATAAATCCTGCAAGTTCCCCAATTTTTGCATTGGTAATCGCCGCATTCATTAGTTCAATACCACAGTGTTCACATTTGATTCCACCATCAACAGAACTCTTAAGTTCTTCAATACTTTTAATCTTTGCGTTGTTCTCCGCTTGTTTAGTAATCAAATCTTTAATTTTCTGTTTCACCTCATCGTGTTTGTCCTCGTGGTAAAATTCAGATGGTTCAACAACCTTAACCCCATCTCTGTCAGAAATGGCTTTGGCTTTCTGTAGGTCCAACCCATTAATTTCCTCTTGGACTTTATCCGGAGATACTAATGTTAAATCTCTATCAATATTGTGTTTGGATTTTAACAATCCATCACGATACTCCTGACCCTTAAGGATTCTTGCTTTAGCATCTTCCAATTGAGTATCTAAAGTAAGATTACTCTCCGTTAGAGTATCAATTGTATCTTGACTAGTTTGGTTATCCGTTTTAAGTTCTTCAGAGTTATAAATGTTTGACAACATTCCTTTGGAGAAGTCACTATAAATTTCTTTGGCGGCCTCTTCTTTACGTTTAAGGAAATCCAACCCCATAAACCTTGAAAGAACTTGACCCCTCGCCGTAGGTTTGGCGTCAATTAGTTCTTCCAAGTTGGTGGCAGTTGTTAGGATGGTCATTAAGAAGTCCTCTTTGGTCCCGATAGATGTTTTGATAAACGCCTCGGTCTCTCTTCGTTGTTCTCCGGTGAAGTTCTGCAAACTACCATCAGACAATCTTTTGTAAAAGTCCAACTCGGTCTTAACCGTCCATTCATTTTTCTTTGATAACTTTCTCTCAATATTTCTCAATATGATATACTCCTCACCATCTATTGTAATCTCACCTTTTACAGCAACTTTGTTTCTCTCTGTAAACCTGTTGAATATCTCCTCCGCTTTAGATGTCTTGGTTGTCTCATTAAAGAATAAGAACATCAATAAATCCACAGTAAGAACTGTCTTACCCCCAAAGTTAGGTGGGTTTGATTCAACAACCGTAATCCCATCACACTTCTCAAAATCTATTTTCTGATTCTCACCATAGGATAAAAAGTTTGAGAACTCAATGTTCTTGATATACCATCTCTTGAACGGGGCAGCATCAGTTTGAGTTTGTAACAATTTGTTATCCACAATACTATTAAGTTGGTAGATATCATCGTAGTGTTCCATATTCCCCTTTGACTCCAAGAATGAACGAACTAACTCTAATTGATAGTTCTCATCCAAGATGTTAAAGGATATGTCTACGGTATGTGTGGTGTCGTCAGCAACCTTTGTTTTTGTTATTACATTGACGTTGGTTGTGTTATACTTCTTTTGAAAGTAATGACGAACACTCTTAATTTTTTCTTGAGTAAAGTTTTCAGCGTAATCCTCCCATACAATCTGTAAGTAAGGATTATCAAAACTTGTGATATCTAAATCTTTTATCATTATTGTGTAATTAAATTCTATGGGGGGATTAAATAAATCCATTGGTTGAATGTCTAAAAAATGTCTAACGAATGTCTAAACAGTTTCAGAAGTTACAACTTCTACATCTGTTACGTTAATGTCATTTGTTTCACCAACAATTACATCACTAAGAACTTCAGTGTTCACATTAACTAGTTCACCATTTTCATTTTGGTATTGAGCTTTTAACTCTTCCATTTGTTTTTCAAACATTTCTTGATACTCTGCTTGAGCTTTTTTTCTTAATCCTCTAAGAGTGTTGTTTCTGTGTGTAACTCTTGTTTTGTGTGCCTTTGCACCACCACGTAATTTTGACTTTGGCATAATTGTTTTTATTTATTGTTATTTATTTCGTTGTTAAATTCTTGTTGTATTTCTTCTAATGTTATTTCCGGTTCTTCGTCTACCATATCTCTAAGTTCTTGTGTTAACATATCAGTAATTCTTTGATATTGATTCTCAGTTTTAATTACTTTATCTCCCGGTTCTTCGTCATCATTCTTGTAAAAATCTAACCAATCAGGTCTTTCTTGAACTTTAATTTTATCAACCTTTTCAATCATTTGTTGAACTTCAGTTTTGGTTCCATTCAATATTTTCTTTAACTTAACTTTTCTTTCAAGTTCATTCCATATTCGGTAATAACCCGCCGAACTGTTGTTATGAAAATTAACATCAATTTGATTGTTTTCCAAATACTCCATAATATCAATCATAACATCATCCTCTTCTATAATTCCCATATCACCACAAAGGGTAAATAAATCATCGGAAGTAATAATCCATCGTTGAGTTTTCTTTTCCTCAATTTTTTTTAATATAAATTCACCTAATTTTCCCATACTTTAATTTTTTGTTGGTCTATTTTCTTCAAACCATTCTACCATCCCGTTGAACGCCCACACAAACCCGGAAGCAATCAGTCCATCAAAGAACCAACTAATCCAAGTTGGCGTCCCAATAAGGAATGACGATGGTGAATAATAAGCAATTCCAAGGAAAAAACCAACCCACGTTGATGTACACATCATACAAGACAGTAAATCACCAAAAAATTTTCCTAATGAATTAAATGGTAACATACTATTTCCCCAATTTTGTAAACCATTTCTTAATCCTTGGAATATTGACCCATAAACCAATATGTTCGTCATCCCATATGCCGCTAGTAACCAAATTAATATTATCATCTTATTCTCCTATATAATGTGTACTTATGTTCTCACCTTCTTCAACTTCACTTATGAATTTTTGGATAGAACGAAATTCTTTTATTTTTTCAATTTGGTCATTTTCAGTTGAGGTCGTTTCAAAACGTAGTCTAGCACTACCATCACCATCTACTGTGACCGGGATGGTTCTGTTAGACCCAACTGAACCTAAAATTTGTATCTTTGTTAGTAATTCAAGTAATTCTTGTATTTCTTCCTTACCACCACTAACCCTAATGTCTAAATAATAATTTTCCATATTACATTGTATCATTTATGTTTGAACCTTTCAAATAGACAGCACCCTGACTAATCTTAATAGATTCTAATTGTTTATTTATTTCTTCTAATTGTTTAATCTCATCGGTCTTTGAGTTTAATTCTTTTCTTAAAGTTTGTAAAGTCTCTTGTAACATTGTCATCTTATCATTTGATTTTTCTACCTCAATAATTGTTTCAACCGGGACTTCTTTAATTACCTCAACCTCTTTAATTGTTTCAATTATTTCCGGTGGTCTATCTTCCAACTGTTGTATTTTTAACAACAGTTCATTTACTTGAGTTTCGTCCCCAATTTTATCTATATTTGGGACAGGAACTTCAATTCTCACTTCTTTAATAACCTCAACTTCTCGGATTATTTCTTTAATGACCTCAACTTCTTTAATAACTTCTACCGGAACTTCTACCCGTATTTCACGAATTACCTCAATTTCTACCTGTTTTTCACCAACAATACCCGTTTTTCCCGAATCATCACCAAGTAATCCATATTTGTTAATGTTAAAACCTTCAGTGTAACATTTGGATATGAACTTATCCACATCCTCAATATTGTTTAACTTACAATATTCTTGGACAGACTTTAATTGATTAGTTGTTAGTTTTATTTCCACTATTAACTAATTTTTCAGTTCCGTTTATAATATCATCAAATGATTTCATCTTAAATGATAAGAAGGGTTTTGGATTATCCAAATCAACAAATGAATAATCATCTGTCTCAACATTATATATTCCAAATCCGTGTTTGGTTATTGTCTCACCATAGTTCTGTTGGATTGTTGAACCCACCATATATGCTTTTTTTCCACCCGGGATGTTGAAAGTTTGTCTTTTGTGAATATCCCCGCATAAAACCAAGTCACATCCGTTAAACTTATCTGTTTCAAATCCGGTTTCAAACTTATATCCGATGTCGGTTGTTAATCCTTGAACTGGTCCGTGAAATAATCCAATCTTTAATCTACCCGTTTTTTCAATCTCAGGTGGAATGTTATGGTCAAGTAATGAATACACCACCCAATCAACATTATCATCCTCGTATTCTCCTCTGTTCTTCAAATAAACGATGTTGTTGTTCTTTAATGAATCAATTACCGGTGTAAGAGCATCCAATCTTGATGAGTTCGATTCCAAGAAATCGTGGTTTCCAATTATAACTATGGTTTTGGCAATCTGAGAACATTCCGTAAGAATCCAAGCAACAAACTCAATAAGTTCAGGTGTCATTTGATTCTTAGAATGTACTAGGTCTCCGGTGAAAACAATCCTGTCCGGAGCAATCTCTTTGAATTGTTCCAACATATTGACTAAAATGCCACGATATAAGTCGTGGTCTTTAAATAATCGTATATGTAAGTCACTAAAGTGAACTAATTTTTTTATCATCTTATTTGTCAAATAATTTAAACTCCTCATTTACGTGACCGCAATCATCACATCTGTATGTTGGGAACGGAACTATAGTGTCTTCCGAACTTCCTGTTAACAATTTGTTAACTTTTTTTATCATCGTAACTTCTTTGAAGTAGATACTATCACACTCCTCACACACTAAAGTAGGTTGTTGTTTTAAATCAATCTTTGGTTTTAATAAATCGTCCATATTCTTTTTTTTATAAATTTAGTTTATTTTTATTTCTTTGTCAAATATTTTGACATATCCATTTCCAAGATAGTATCTTGAACTGACTTAGGAACACGGAACTCTTCATATTGACCAATTTCTTTAACAAGGACAATCACACACCCATACAATTTAATGTTTTCGTATTTGGTTCCTTGTAACATTTTAATAAGAAGTTTCCCATAAAATGGTAATTGAGTGAAGTAATGACCCAATGCGTTGTTTGGTAACTTATCAAATGGATAATACATTTTTTTAGTAAAATGATTCTCTTCAAAGTTTTTTGGTTTATTACTTTTCCAGTCTGTTATGACCAACCCAAACTCAGTTTGTTCTTTATTCATAATTAACCACACCTTATCGGGTTGTCCCGTATACTTTAACTCGGGGTCACCCAACACAATCTCAGTATCCAATAACACGGCACCCCTCTCAACCATAAGGTTCAGATATGCAGTCCCTGCTGATATCATACTATCACCTTTTAAAATTTGTGTAAAATCGCATTCAAAGATGGGTTGTCTTACTTCTTTGTAATCACCAAACATCTCAATGGTTTTCTTTTCCAACATATAGTGAACCCTACTTCCCATATTAGTTGAGTAATCTCCGGCAGCCTTCCACTCATCCAATAGTTGTTGTTGAACTTCAGGGTCACCTTTAGCTTTCTTTAGTGAGATACCTTCCGTATCAAACTCCTCGTAAAAGTATTTCATCACTTTACTAACGGAGGGATAATCACTTCGGACTACACCGGTCTCATCCTTCATATAATAAGTGTGGGTGTCCTCAACGAATGTTAACTCAAGTTCCTCTCTTCGTTTATCCAATAACCCTCTAATCTCTTTTGCAACCTCATTTAAATCTATCATCTATTTCATTGTATAAAAGTAATCACTGATATCACCCCTTAAATCGGCAACATCGGCATCACCCGTTAATTTTATTATTTTAACTTTACCATATAATCTCCCACCATTTAAGTTGTGGAATAGTTTTACACCATCATTCCAAGCATCACTATCCAAACAAATAATTATGTTACCATTTGCTTTCTCGTATAATGTATTAAGTAATAACTCCGACATATGTTTTCCCAACATAGCGATACTATTAGGTAGGAATATCGCATCAAACGCTCCTTCGCAAAGATGAATGTCGGCATTCCAATTAATTGTACTCTCAAAGAAAATTATCTCATCTTTTGATGCCTCAGGATTTTTGTATTTGGCTCTTGAGTTCGGGTCCCAACTTCGGGCAATAAAATAGTTTAACTCGTCCTTACTATCATAAGAAGGAATTATTATCCTACCCGAGAACGCACCCTTATCACAGAATCCAATACCATACTTCTCAATAATCTTATCAGTTATTCCTCGTTGGGTTAAGTAATTGTACGCCTGACGACGAACCGGATAAACCAAACTACTATCTTTGAATTTGGTAAATCCTTCAGGTAATCTTAATTTAGTAACTCGTTTTTCTTTTGGTTTGTGATTTTCAGGTTGGAGTAGGTTGTATATTTTTTTCTGTTTCTTATTACCAAAAGTGTCTATAAGTTTCCCAAGAGGTCCTTTGGTGTTATTCTCATCACCACAACTCCAACACTTATAAACGTGTTCAAAGTAATTCACCTCCATATTTCCTTTGTGCTGGTCTTCATCGCATACAGGACAGTCAAAAGATATTTGACCTTTTGACTCATAGTGAAGTTTTTCATCACCTAAGATATCGTGTAATATCTCCAATAAAATTTCCGCATCATCTGACATATAGGCAAAGATACGAATAAAATTATTATTATCAAAACTTTATTAGTTTTTTAATCCTCCTATATTTATTGGAATAACTTAAATCTAAATGTCTACATTCATTAATATTAACGTAATCGCCGGCCAATCACCTTTTGATATCTACCTTTGTGATAACCCAATCACAAATTGTATATATATTGGCACCATTACTTCATTTCCATACGAATTTCAAATTCCTGTTGTAATTGAAGGTCAAAACGATTATACCTTAAAAGTTATTGATAATAATGGATGCGAATCCTTCAAAATTCTAACAACGTAATTATGTCGTGTCCATCATCAATATATTGTATTAGTAATACCGGAATACCTTTATATAACGATAGTTATGAAGATACTCTAACAAATTATAATGGTGTGCAATATTACACCGGTCAAACTAACGGATTATTTATTTACTATTCATCAGGTGACACACAATGGTGTTTGTCTGACACATTAGGTGGTACTTGTTTCTTATCAGGTAAATCACCTTGTTCAACAACTTGTCCTGACTTATGTGATGAATTATTTACTGTGGGAACTTGTCCCACACCAACACCAACACCAACAAATAATTGTGGTTCATTAGATTTCGCAGTTTTATTTGATTGTGATTTACCACCTACGCCTTCGGTTACACCAACTAGCACAGTAACACCAACAGTAACGGTAACACCAACATCAACAAATATTTGTCCCGTATCATTTATTGATGCAACAATATTTTCATTAAGTCCAACACCAACTAGAACCCCTACACCTACACCTACACCATCAAGAAATGTTGAAAGGGATTGTACGTTTTCAGGAGCAGTATCTTTTGATATGATAAATGATGAAATTATTTGTCCATTTTCAAATGAATTCCAAGATTGTTTCTCCGATGGAATTAAATATTTTACTTACGATTCAATTGAAAATCCTCAGGGGGGTCATATTCTTGAATTTCAGATTTTCAAAGCACTTGTAAACGGTCAAAGTAGATGTATACATTATGTTGGTATTAACACCAACCCTCAAGAAATTTCAAGCATAACATTACTATCAGCCGGTTATGGTTTTTCAAATAGAGGAGAATGTCCAAATTGTAATAACGTTAATACCCCAACACCAACATCAACACCAACAGTCACACCAACAATATCACTAACACCTAGTAACACACCACCAGTAACTCAAACACCGTCTATAACACCAACAAATACACCAACACCATCTATAACACAAACGGTTACACCAACGGTTACACCAACAAGATTACCTTGTTTAGGGTATTTTCTTTCTGTAGAAAATCGCTCAGGTGAAAGTGCGAGTGTTACTTATTTAAATTGTTCAGGAGTTGGAGAAGTTACTGAAACTGTATATTGGGGTGGTAGTGTTGCATTTTGTGCCTCTCAAATTATTTCTGAATCTTTAGGAACATACGGAACTCTTTCCCCAACGGGTAATTGTTAACAATCAAATTATGATTAATTTAATTAAAAGTATTGTTAATACTAAAGATGATGTGGTATTTGTTGGTAGTACATATTTATGGTACTTAAATTTAATAAAAAAAGCTAACGATATAGATATTGTTGTTAATGATTTAAACGGATTAGAAGTTTTTGGAGAAATAACTACTTGGGAAACAACATCACCAATGAGTTTAAGCGGGAAAAGAGCGCATATTAAACGAGATGATTATAGTATAGATATTTTTATTGAGCCTATATTACCAAAATTTAATATAATTGATGGTATTAAATTTAGAACAATAGAAGATTACAAATTATTTATTGATTCACTAATTGAATTAACTGAAGGTGAGTTTAAAAATAGAATGATTGATAAAAAGAGATTATTAGATTCAATAATATGAGAGTAATAGAAATTCCATTAATATCGGGTTTAACTAACCCATATTTCGTTCAAGTTTGTGATGTGTATGGTAGTAATTGTGCATTATTATCTCAAATTTTTACCACAGTACCACCAACAACCACAATCTATCTTCCACCTCAATTTGAATCATCTCCATCAGTTATGGTTAAAGTATCCACCTTAGATGGTTGTGTAAAATCTAGAATTGTTGATTGTATTAGTGTTACCCCTATTATTGTGGATTGCGTTAGTTATGTTACCACCGGAAGTACAGATATATTTAAATATAACATTGATACTAATGTTTTAACCCTTTTAACATTTCCTTCACTACCATCAATAGGTGATATTGCCAATAATTATAATAAATTTTGGATAACCGATATTAATAATCCTCAAACAATAACAGAATATTATATTAACCCATCACCGTTTGTTGCCGTATATAATAGAATATTATCCCCATCACAACCTTTATTGGGACTATGTGTTAAAGACGATAATACTTTAATTTCAACAATAACCGGAGTAAGTATTGGTGATTCATATATTATTGTTGAAGCAGACATATCAGGAAGTGTTCCTACAATAACTAATAAATTTTCATTACCGGGAACAGGTAGAGTTCTTGGTGGTGATTTATTCTATTTTCCATCAACAAATAAATTATTTGTTTCAAATATAAATGGTGGTAATACGTATTTAACCCAATATAACTATACCACAGGTGTTGTTGAATATGATACAATCATTAGTCCGTCAATCAACGGAGTTTACGGATTATCATCAAAGAATGATAACCTTTATTTATTTGAATACTCAACAGGAAAAGTTTATCGCCTTGATGATATAACAATACCAACCTTTACATTAGTTCAAACAACAATTCCGGGTGTCGGAGCCGCATCATCGGATGTTAGTTGTGTAACACCACCACCATCTTTTATATCGGTATGGAGAACAACAGGTTCATCTGAATCAATTACGTTACCTTATTATTCAACAGGGACATATAGTGGAACCATAGATTGGGGCGACGGAAATTTTTCCGCCAATACTTACGCAAACAGAACACACACATACTCATTTGCCGGTGACTATATTGTCACAGTTTATGGTGTACTTGATGGTTGGTCATTCTATAATGGAACTAGACCTGAAGGTGTGGATAAATTAAAAATTAGAGAAGTTTTAAAATGGGGTCCTTGGAAAAGTGTTCACGAAGCAACATTTTGGGGATGTACTAATCTAACATTATTAAATGTTGTAGATACACCTGATTTATCCGGTTCAATTAATTTAACTTATATGTTTGCAGGTTGTTCGTCAATCACCACAATTAATAACTTAAATTCTTGGGTTGTAACTAATACTAACACATTTGAAGGAATGTTCTTAAATTGTTCACAATTTAATAGTGTTGTATCTAATTGGGATGTTTCAAACTCCGATAACTTCTATAATATGTTCGGATTCTGTACCCTATTTAATAATGGTCTATCATCCGGAACTTCAGGTAGTGGAATGAATAATTGGGATGTTTCTTTTGCAAATACAACTAGACGTATGTTTGTTGGATGTCAATCATTTAACCAACTTATTTCATCTTGGGATGTATCAAACGTTACTAATATGGAAAGTATGTTTAACGAGTGTTTTGTGTTTAACCAACCTTTATCTAATTGGGAAAGAACTACACCAACAACTTCCACACTATCAAATGTTCAAACTATGTCACAAATGTTTTCCAACACTTATATATTTAATCAAAATATTAATAATTGGGATGTGAGTAGTGTTCAAACTATGTTAGGAATGTTTGAAGAATCTCGTCTATTTAATCAACCTTTAGATAATTGGGACACATCTTTAGTACAAGATATGTCAGGAATGTTTAGAAGAGCCGGTGGTGGAGGAGGAACAATGGTATTTAATCAAAATATTGGAAGTTGGGACACATCTTCAGTTACAAATATGTCAACTATGTTTCAAAATTCTGACGCATTTAATAATGATAGTAGTTCAGACATTAATAATTGGATAACGTCAGGAGTTACAAATATGAGTAATATGTTTTATAACTCAACATTATTTAATCAACCAATAGGAAATTGGAATGTTTCAAATGTTACAAATATGGGAGCAATGTTCTTTAATTCAACAGCTTTTGACCAAAATATAGGTGGATGGAATGTTAGTGGGGTTACCAACTTCACCGACTTTATGTCATTTAAAACATTCACAGATTACTCAACAACGAATCTTAACTCAATTTATAATGGATGGAGTTCTTTACCAACATTAACCTACGGTATTAATATTAATTTTGGGTCAATTAAATATACTTTATCCGGACAATCAGGTAAAAATCAATTAGAAGGGACCTCTATTGGTCAGTATGGTTGGGTAATAACTGACGGTGGAATTTAATTAGTTAATTTCTTAGGTGTTTTACTCAAATTTTCATATATCCTTAGAAGTTTTAAGGACTCGTAATAATTTTTTTCCAATCTATCAAGTTCCCTTTCCGGAACACCTTTGTCACAAGCAAGTTCATAAGCCTCTTTGGCTTCAGTCACGACATTTGATATTGTATCTATAAGTTTCATATCTATAAATATCACCTAACTCACCATTTATTAACGTAGTTTATGAATTATATTTATAGTAAAATAAAAAAAAATCAAATTTTTGATTATTTATAGTAAAAAGAAAAACTAATGGCTTGTAACTGCTACTTAATACAAAACGATTCACCAACTTCATACGGTTATTTTAACTATAAAGACTGTAATACAGGGATATGGTCGGGAGAAATTGAAGTACCACCTGCACAACCTGAAACTACAGGCCCTACAATTGTATATTACTGTTCGTTAGAAACTCCTATTGACGGTTCGGCGGAAGGTTTAATAATTAGCCCATCCGTATCAAGTTTTTGTGGTGGATGTGTTTGTACTTGTGACACATTTATAGGATTTTATTATAAAGCAGGACCCGGCGTTGCCAATATTAATTATACAGATTGTAATAACAATCCACAAACCGTTACAGTTAGTGTTGGACCTCAAACCGGTCCTCCCGGTGGTCAAACATTATATTTATTTAGTGAAAGTATCAACAATATTCCCGAACCTTGTGTTAAACACGGAACCACAATAACTAGAACAATTATTAGTGGTAGTTTAAACGCATTTAACCCCCAATTAGAAGGTTGTTGTGCAATATCATACGCAACTTTTTTAGTTGCAGATTGTTGTGAGATAAAACCCGATGGTTATATGTCTTTACCCAACACACTTACTGTTGGTCAAGTGGTTGGTTCTTCAACAGACAATAATTGTTATATAATTATTGATGTCGCAGAAGCAATACCAACATTAGATTGGGATGGTACTGAATTTCTATCACTTAACGGATGTCAAGATTGCCAATTACAAAACCAATATTTGTGTCCACAAGACCCACCAACACCCACACCAACTAAAACACCAACACCAACACCAACTCTAACTCCAACTATAACACCTAGTGTAACCCCAACCCAAACACCTCAAAGTAATACAATATATTTTCAAAAATGTTGTACACCATCAAAATATATTGGTGTTAATAATTATAACGGGTTACCTATACCACAAAATTCGTCAGTCTCAATTACAGTAAATAATAATACATTTTGTGTTAAATTAATACCAACAAAACCTCAAAACGTAATACTATACGATTACAATAATGTTGAGCTAGTAAGTTTTAATAGTTGTTCAGATTGTTATAATGAGCATCCTTGTCCTCCTGCCCCATCAAAACAAATTATGGGATACGAAAATGAATGTGGTGTAATTACAATTTTTCCATTGGAACTTGAATGTAAGAGTATAAACCCATCTTCTATCACAGCAAACGATGGTATGGTATCGGTAAGTATTACCGGAGGAACACCTCCTTATAAATATTATTGGTCAGGTCCCGGTATTGGTGAAACTAATAATAACTCAGCAGCAATTGAATACGTACATATTGGTGATTATACCGTTACTGTTGTTGATTTTTACGGAGATTTTACCGCAACAACAGTTTGTACTATAACCGCAGAAAAAGATTGTGCGTTTAGTGGTACTGTTGTAGAATTTATACCACCAACACCAACACCTACCCCTACTCAAACAAAACCACCACAACCGTGTAACTGTAAAGAGGGGACTATTTATATTGGACAAGCGGATTTAGACGCGTCAGAAGATTCAACAGTATATCTTAGTTTTACTGAGTGTACTAACTCAATACAATCTTCCGCTAAAATTATTGGTGGATATCCATTTACCACTTCAGGTCAATCTGATTATAACCCTTGTATTGATATTACAACAGGTGCTATTGTACCATCATTATTCATTATGGTTAATGGTTCTCCTCAAACATTACCATCTAATGCAGATTCATATATCACGTTAGGTAATTGTTGTACACCTCCACCACTTCTTAAAAACTATAGTTGTGTTGTTGGTGTATGTACTCTTGTAGAAACAGGAACAGGTGATTACATTTCTTCTAATTGCGATAATCAATGTGGTTTAACATATAAAAGTTGGAATGTTACTTGGAGTTTTAACACTAAGTGTGAACAATTTGACATTTGTTCATTACAAGGCTCAACTCCATTAACAGTGTACACTAATAGTTCTGTTAATAGTTGGAATAATGGTGATTTAGTTTACACTGATTCATTGTTATCAAATCAAATTCAATCCGGTAGATACTATCAAAATCAAGGTCATCTATGGACTTACGGACCAACAGGATTACAATGTTTTTGTATAATTGGTAATACACCTTGTAGTTGTTAATAACCTAAAATAAAAATAAAAAATGAGTAGATATTATAACGTACATATAACAGCAGGATTCACGTCACCAGGTCCATATACCATATATTGGAGTACGGTATCATCCGGTAGTATTGCAACAATATATGGGACATCCTTACCCGCAAGTGGTTTGACTTTACAACAACTTACCGGAACAACCGGTATTAATGTTATGGTTCCAGATTCAACCACGTCTATTATTTTATATAATACGTATTGCAATCAACCACAATATTTTAACGCCACACCAACAGAAAAACTTTACGACTTCTGTATGAACATATTAATTCTAGACACAAGTAACAATACAATCCACTTTAATCCGAACGGTGTTGATAATAACGGAAAAAATAAATGGATTTCTGATGACACAGTATATCAAATTGTTTGGAGTACTTCCCTAAATAAATGGGAGTTACAAACTTGGCCTTGTCTTGGTAGTATTTGTCCAATAATAACATCAACATCCTCTTATCCACCTTTAACAAATTGGACAATTAGTGGGTTACAGGGAACAGTAACAGTAACCGAAGGTGTGTGTTCACCATCAACATATTTAAAACAAATTAATTCGTCAAATAGTGTTAACCAACCTAAATGTGGATGTGATGGTAATATTGTAATTAACACAAAAAACTTAAGTAATACTGTACCTCCATACACATATTCTATTGATAATGGTTTAACATACAGTAATTCACCATTTTTTAATAATTTGTGTACCGGAATCTATAATATAAAAATTAAAGATTCGTATAACTATATTATTGGTAACGTTGCAACATTAAATGAACCAACACCACCAACAACGTATTCAATCTCATTAAGTACTACAAACACAACAATAACAAACACGACATACACATTAACTAAAGAATATAAAACAACAATTAATATAACACCACCATTACCTGATGGAGTTACATTATCATTTGATTTAATACATAACAATAATTTTAATTCATCACCAAACAATAATACATCAACAATAAGTACAAATACATCATTTGATAAAAACAACACTCTTATAGTTCGTGATAGTTATTCAACAACAACAGGAACAACAGTTAATTTTAAACCTAGTTGTCAAGATTTATTAGTTTATCAAACAGGTAGAACTGAAAGTTGGATTTCTCAAACAATTACAAATACCGACACAATAATCATTACAACATCAACAAGTGTCACTAAATCAGAATATGAACTTTGTACTGTTGGTGAGAGCGCGGACACCTATTCATTATTAAACGCAAATATAAGTGGTTGTGATTGTTGTAATATTATTATAACTTAAAACAACACAAAAAGAAAAAAACAATATTTATCATTATGAGTTTTATATTAAAAAATACATCAGGATTAATTAACACGAGATTGACCGACATAGGTAGACAAAAACTATCTCAAGGAGGTTTCAATATATCGTATTTTCAAGTTGGAGATAGTGAGGTTTCATATACTTTAACAGGAACATCATATAATCAATTTAATACTAACATATTAGTACCAAATTTTAATTCTCAAAATGACGCTCCGGGTCAACGTAACAAACAATATGTGAAATACCCATATTATGTTGATGGAATTACCGGTAATACTTATGGAATACCATTTTTAGCATCAGTTGTTCAACCTATCTATAATAGAGCCGCTATGAGAGGTTTTTTTACAGGTGACACAACATTAGATACTATCAATTGGAGTGCGTTAACTAATAGTCAATATACAATCAATTCTAATTATGTTGTTGATATGTCAACATTAACCGGTAGTACTATTATTGATGTAACATTTTCCGGTTGTAATACTGACATTGTTAGATTACCAATGGTTGGTGACCTAATCACAATTTTCTTTGATGGTAGTGGGAAAACTAATTGTGACTGTAGTTACATTCCAACACCGGAACCAACACCAACATCAAGCCCCGCACCTGTAAATTATCAAACATATTATGTTACAAATTGTAACGGTGTTAGTCCTGACGGTATAATCTCATTACCTAACACATACGGTAGTTGGGAAGTTGTTACAGACATATATAATCAATGTTATTTAGTTAATTACCCAATTGGTGGTCCCGCAAATTTAATTTGGAACGGTGGTGATTATGGTAGTAATGAAACTGCTTGTACAACTTGTTTGTCAAGTCAAGTTACCCCAACACCAACACCAAGTTCAGGGTTTGCTTGTACCCCACACGTAACACCAACACCAACCTCAACATTCTGTACGACACCAACACCTTATTACTGCCCTCCACCGGCACCTGCTGAGTGCGAGATGTCAGTAAGTAGTTGTTACACAATATTAACTTATAAAATTGTTGGTATTTGTGGTACACAAATAACTCTTGATAGACCAACACCTGATTTTTCAATGTTCAGTGATTGTTGTTATGCTAGAACTATTGTATACCCACCAAATATGACATCATTATATGATAGTGTTACACCTACACCTCATTGGAAGGAAGATGTAATTAATTTTGAATCTGTATGTGATAGAGACCAATTTGACGTTAAAGTTTGGAATATGAATATTCCTTGGTCAGAAAATCCTGCCGGTCTATACGATAACGTTAATTTACCTTACCCATATTTTGGCTCCGCATCATATATTGGAGCTAAAGAATATTTTGGTTATATGTCAAATAGTGGTCAAACATTTATTGACGTAAATGATAATGTTGAACTACCAACTTATTATTTTAATTCATTTGGTAACACGGTTTATGTAGAACCTAAACAACAAAAAGCTATCGCAATAATTCACTACACTAATCAAAGTATAGATTTCTTTTATGGTGAAAAATTTGCATTAGAACCTTACGATATATCAAACCCTAATAATACAACGGGAGAAGCAAGAAACTTTAAATTACACATACCAACATTAATGTGGCATAAAAACCCTGAATGTTGTTTTGGTGAAACATTTTATGTTGACCCACCTGATTTTGACGAGAAATTAGGATTATTTAAACCCCATTACATAACATCAAAGAAAAACTCAGATATGAATAATCCTGGGTTAAGATATTATCAATTATGGGATACACATCCAAACCCAAATCCGGGACCAAATTTTGGTAAACCTAATAGAATTGGTAGAGTATTCCCTGATGACCAAATTATCATTATTGATGATGAAGAAATCATTGCGGCAATGTCTTACAAATCAAATAGAAACTGGACTTTACCTGCACCAACTATTGGATTAACTACACCTAATACTTGTGGTTCCAATGGTGAAACAACATTAGGTTTATTAACAGACTCCACAGAATATTTTTATGTAACATATAGATTAACTAACGATAATTCTTACACAAATTCATTACATTGTAACTATTACACCGTAATACAAGGACCTGATTTATCTTGTAACCCAACATCTACTCAAAACGTAACAATTAGATTTGGTAGTGAATTTGGTTGTTTAAATCAAATACCTGAGTTATCACCATCACCCGTGACTTGTGATTTAACCTCAGGATTCTTTGGTGAAAGATTTGAAATTATTTGTCAAAGAGTCACCGGAGACACTAGACCAAATTCTTCTGAATGGAAAATTATTGATGTAACATCTCAAATTAGTGGAGATAGTATTAACGGTTATATCACACAAAGTGGTATTACAGGTAATACATTTGTAATCAGTGAAATTGATTATGAAAACGCACCTTATTATAATTTAGGTAATGATGTGAATAACCCTTCAATTGATAACTACGGATTGTCTTTACCAATTACCGGTCAAACAGGCACCACATTAAATTTTGGTGATGAATATTATTTTTATGGTTCATTAGAAACTGATATTCAAGCAACCATTTATGAGATGAGATATAAGATAAATCTTGGTCAAGCAGAATTTTTAGCTCCCTCAAATCCTAGTTGGAATGTTAACACACCTTCATATATTTCTGAAATTGGTCTTTACGATTCTGATATGAATCTTATGATTGTATCAAAGCTACAATCTCCTGTACAAAGACAGGGAATTCAACAGTTTTTAGTAAAATTTGATTTCTAAAAAATATGAAGAAAATACTTAAAGAAAGCCCTAAAGTTTTAGGGCTTGATGTTTCAACAAAAACTATTGGTGTCGCATTATTTGATATTCAAACTAAAGAATTATTAGAATTAACTCACGTTTCTCCGATTCCAAAACCAAAGGAAGAAAATAAAATAAAAGAGTTATTACTTAAAGGTGAAATATTTAGAACCAAATTACTTGAATATAAAGATTTAGGTATAACTAAAGTGATTATTGAAGAACCTCTATTAAACTCTAATAATGTTTATACAATACAAACACTATTACGTTTCAATACTTTAGTGACTAAGGAGATATACGACATCTTTGGAATTGTCCCTGACTTCATTTCAACATATAATTCTCGTAAGTTTGCCTTTCCTGAATTAATCCAATTAAATGATAAAGGTAAATACGTCCTATTTGGAGGACTTCCTAAGGACGTTGATAAGAAAATGGTTATATGGGAACTTGTGGCAAAAAAAGAACCTCAAATCACTTGGCAATACACAAGGAACAACACCCTTAAAAAAGAAAACTTTGACCAAACGGATGCTTATTGTTGCGTAATTGGTCATATGAAACAAGAAAATATATGGTAAAAAATAACCCACCTTTTGGTGGGTTTTTTATATTACATAATTAGGGAGTACAAGACTGTACCCTATTTGTATCCACAATACTAGATGCCATAATTTCTTGACAACCATTTTGAGAACAACCAACAATAAATGTATTTTCAATCCCATTTTCATCAAGATATTTAACCCAATTATTTATTTCAGGATGGTATATAGGGTCAGGACAAGGAGGTCCAAATCCTTCATAATAAAATGACTTTAATGGTAGTAATGGTGTACAACTCTGTCCAGTATCTGTTACGGTACCATAACCACAAATAAAGTCTGGATAAGGTTGACCTGCAGTTATAACATTACCATTAGTTAAAGCACATACTTGATACTGAGTTCCCGTCATTGAACCACCAAAGGTATGAGTCTGAGGAAAACCATCACAATCTGTCCATTCAACAGCTGCGTGACCATAAGATGGTAACCCACTATTACAAAGTGGATTAACACCACCAACAGTAAATATAACCGTAGTACATCGTGGGAGTGAATTACAAGACGTACAATTAGTAAATATAGTATTTAACACAGGTGTAAAATAATTACCTGTAAAGTTAGTCAAATCTGTTCCCGGAGGAAATGGATTTGGATTAGTTGTTGTATATAGATATTCATAACAAAAGTAACCATCAATATCATTACCAAATTTAAAAGCATTATTTGGATTTAAACTAACACCATTAATTGGTGGTACCGGTAATGTTTGAATTACATAATAATCCCTATCACAAATTTTATACACATAATATTGTTTAGGTAATGTTGGACTAGGTGTTGGTGTAATTGTAGGTGTAATCGTAGGAGTAGGTGTGTTAGTTGGTGTAGGTGTTTGACCCGCAATAACTAATGTACAAGTAGTATCAAATGCCGGAAAATATAAACTATATGTCCCATAATAATAATCCGAATTATAATCGTATGGTAACACTTGTGAACCAAGATTAACCACCGGACCACCATTATCAGGTGTGAATGTTATTATCGCGGTTTGCCCGTTATAATTATCTGTCGTTATTTGTATTGTTGTTGGCATATTAATTTAAGATTACATTTGAACTTCCAATAAGTGTTTGTAATGCGGTAAATGCTGTATCACTTGCCGATGTTCGTTTAGGGGTTCCACTACATTTTATTGAAAATAAAGACCCTCCCGGTATATTAATATATTTAGGTTGAGTATCAATTAATAAATTATCAGTTTGAGATTGATTAAACCCTGACCAACCATTAGTAGGTGACAATGATAATGTAAGGAAGCTATTTACCCAATTTCTACCTGAAGTGTATGTAAAAGTCATTTGTGAAACTATTTCAATACGTGTTACAGGTGATGGTAAATAATATAAATCACCTGTTAAAGTACCAAGAGACTTCAAATACAATTGTTGTAATGTACTTGGTAATGTTGATATATCGCCAAATACCGATATAAAATTACTATTTGTCAAACGAATTAAAGTTAAATTAGGTGGGAATCCTGAGATATTCCCGGTTATTGAAGTATTACCCCGAATATCCAACGAATTTAAAGTTGAGGGTAAATTAGACACATTACCACTAATGGTATTATTACCTTGAATTGATATATTTTGTGTTGGTGAAGTAAACCCTGATGTATCACCACTAACGGTATTAGCACCATATATCCATATTACTTGTGAATGGTATATGTTAGAAACATCACCACTTATAGTATTATTACCTTGAATATCCAACAGAAAACTTGGTTGAGGTAAACCTGATGTGTCACCACTAATAGTGTTAACACCATAGATTTGACATTGATATGTTGTTTGAGGTAAACCTGATGTATCACCACTGATTGTATTGCTACCTTGAATAACCAAATTTGTCATAATATTATTTGGTAATCCTGATGTATTACCACTAATAGTATTAGTACCTGTTATAAGACAATTAGTTAATAATGGTGGTAAATTTGATGTATCACCACTAACATTCGTATTCTGAATATTAAGACCTATTAAACTATTAGGTAAATTAACCACATCTCCGGTAATAAATAATCCGTTATAAATACCACTCAAATTCAATAATCCATCTAATTTATTTAACTCAGCTGTTGATACCCATAATGACTGAAGCGGGTGTGGTTCAGATTGTGCAGTAAACTCTAATATAGTTGTTAAATCAGTTGATAAAATAGTAATAGGTCCCGTGTATGGTGATGAATATGTGTGAGACGCACCAACACTACTACCCGAAAAATATTGAGTTACAGTACCATCACCCCAATTTATTTGAAAATTATTTGTTGAGTTAAATATAAACCCTAAAGCCGCTCCAGCTCCATCAACTTGATTAACGCCAATAGCATTAATTATAAACTCTTCTAATGGTGGTGTTGTTTGAATAACACAAACGTTATCAACATATATTGAACCGCTAGTACCACAAGCATCCCAAGCTGAAATACCAAAACTATTATTTCCGATACAAGTTAATGTTAAATTAATTTGTCCTCCGGATTGTATTAATGATGATTCACTAGTCCCCGCAAAAACTTTGACGTAAGCATATTCAGTACAAGGAGCATTATAATATAATGTAAAACTAATATTATATGTTGCTCCAACAGTTAAAATATTTTGATAAATTGAATTATTAAAATTATCTGTACCACCAAAGTTTGCACTACCTCCATTATTAGGACTCCAAGACCATTCATTACCACCAAACTGTGACCACCCATTTAAATTAGTATTAAATGTTGGGTTAGTGATTAAATTACCCGTACAGAAATCCGTTGGTGGTTGAGTATATTCAATATCACAATCAAGATTACATTTCTCACAAGAAATAATATACTCAATTCTTAATGCAACAACTACTTTAGAATTATGTAATGATTCTTGGTCACAATTAGTGTTAATGGTTATAGTGTTATTAGGATAATTAATTATAACATCCCCAATATTTGGATAAGTCTCTAATATTGTCGTAACCGCGGAAAACCATAAGTTATCCGACGGATATATTGTTAAACTATTTGAATAGAAAAACGGTGTTGTTGTTAACTCGCCATCAACGGTGACTTGGGCAATAAATGTTGCCGAATCCAAAACACAATTAAAGTCATTTGATACTTCATCAAAAAACCCTTCAACATACATTTCTTTTATACCTTTTTTAACATTTCCCCCATCCACAAATGTATCTTCACAAATAGTGTATGATTTATATGACGAAACTGAATCCCACCCATAAACCGTTATCGTTCTTTGTGATGTACATCCATTAGTATCAGTTATTGTTAAAGTATAATCACCTTTACCTAACCCTGATATATTTGGTGTTGTTTGTCCATTACTCCATAAATATGTAAATGGTGGTGTCCCGCTAGATATATAGGATTCAACCATACCGTTTGAACCTGAAGTAGCATCAGTCGCCACTAAACTAAAATAAACTGATTGAGAAGGATTAATAAAAAATTCTTGTCTTTGTAGACAATTAGTTATGGTATCTAAAGTTGTTGCGGTATAACTACCGGTAGGTAAGTTAGTGAATGTCACACTAGTATTAGAACTTGTTATTGAAGGTCTTGTTGTTATTGTATAAATAAATGGACCTACAGAACCATCAACATCTAAAGTTACTAAACCATTAGAACCATTACAAGTCGTTCCCGTAGTTGAGACAATTAAGTCATATAATACCTCATTTAATATCGTATAATCATTTGTAAAGACACAAGTACCTCCTGAGATACTTAGACTGTATGTGCCTGAAGATAACCCATCAAACGACCAACTAGTACTATTTACGGTAACTGATTCTGTTGTTGTACCATCAGGATATGTTAATGTATAGTTATAAGGTTGACTTGGTCCAAAAATAGTAATTGGATTTAAGGCTCCACTAAAATTATTACAAACAGAATTTTGAATTCCAATATTCACGATAGAAAATCCTTGTGGTACCATAATTGATGTACTTCCATTCGCACTACATAAAGCCGCATCAGTTATTAAAACTGAAAATAAACCTGAACCAATATTTTCAAAAGTGTATTCCGTGTCGTATGTTACCACACTATAACCATTTGAACCTGAATAATAAAATGGTAATGTCCCACCTGATGTGTAAACTGTTACCGACCCATTATTAATAAAACAATCTGGATTTATAGAACTAAATGAAACAATACCTAATTGAGGTACATCTAAAACATTTGCGTTTTTTGTAAGAACACACCCTGAACTATCTGTTACTTGGACAGAGTAATTACCTGATGGTAAATCTGTTATAAAATCATTCATCGAATAATCCTGCCATAAATACGTATACGGTGGATTACCCGTTAATCCTGTAATATATATCTTACCTGTATTTCCTGTACACCCCGCATTGTTTACAATAAAAAACCCAAAATCCATTTCTGAAGACGGTTGAATTAAACAGGTTTCTGATTTACCCGTACATCCACCTCCATCATTGGCCACCACATAATAAGTCCCCGCAGATAAACTACCAAAAGAATATGTGTTTGTATAACTTGTACCACTAGTGAGATACCCTAATGTATTATGATATAAATAAAATTCTGCATTACCATTATAAACGTTAACCGTAGATGCCGTTAACGAACCATTATATAAATCACAGGTAGTGTCTTGGGTTGATAAAATACTTGTACAAGTTCCGGTAGATATATAAAAACTAACAGGAAAAATAGTACTAGTAGGCGAACAAGTATCAATGACATTAAATGTATATGTACCACCTGACAACCCTGTTTGAGTATACCCTGTAACACCCGCACCTAACGCAATTGTACCATAAGATGATGGTTCAATCCATTGTATTGTATAATCAGGAGCGGTACCAAAAATATCAACATTAATTGCACCAAGACTACTATTGGTACAATCACCCGTAAAACTTTTTCCAACATTTAAAAAACAACTCATTTACTACACAATATATTAAAATTTATCCCCACCTTTATATCAAATTTAACCCCAATTCTTGAAACATCACAAACTATGTTATAAATTGCAACATTATCAGTCTCCGTAATATAATAGTCATAACCAAAAGTTTCTAAACCATCTAACGCAGTTAAAAGAGCGGTATTCCACACAGAATCACAAGGTGAACTTGCTCCCGAAAATGTAGGTGTCTCAACACAAGGACTTGGGTTGTAATAACCAACACCATTAAAGAATGGTTTTTTTATTTTAAGTTCATTATCAATATATATCTCAACAAACCATTGCGAATTTAATGTACTAGCTGAACAGTTTTCAAACTTATATCCATTATCTATTAAATAAGCATTTAATAACGTTCCTAACACACCATTAAAAGTCGTCCCTTTTGGATATTTAGAACATTCAACAATTTGTGTCGGACAGTCATTTGCAAATAAATTAGAAGTTAGTGTACAAGGTGTACAATAAATTGGAATTAACTCACAACCCATTTGTCTTCTCCATACAAATTTTTGTCTATGAAAAATAGAGTTTTCGTATTTAACACCCGTATTCCATATAGTCGTTGCCGGTATCAATTGTTCTACTAATCTAATCCAATAATCACCTAATCCATCCACATACTCAATCATTGTCTTATATGTGAAGTTATCGTTTGGAATACCAGCGATTTTTTCTGATTCTAAATATTTCCAATAAATTGATGATAATGTCGGATAACCACTTGTTTTACCGTCAGTATTAAATTGTCTATTTCTAACATTAATTGTGTTTAACCAAAATGTTTGAGCGAACTCAAAAAATGTTTTTCTCTTTGGTTGAGGGTCAATAACAGTCCAATCCACACCACCTCTCATTGGATAATCAACATTTGGTGAAGGATTACATTTAGTTGGTTCAACCCAACCTAACCCATTATTTGATATTGGGTAATCATATTTTCTTGACATATACCATACATCATACGCTAACCCTTGAGCAGGATTTAAAAATAAATCAATGTTTTTAACATTTATTACTAAATCATCACTTTCCGTAAAATATAACGCATTATACCCTCCATCAAGGTTACTTCTTAAACCAATTTCATTATCAACCCAAGTTTTGTTATTATCTACCTGAGCAGTTAAATTAAACCCTAAATCCGTAAAAGGCAATTGTTTATAATTGTTTAAATATTCTTGACCATATGTATATGGTTTTAAACTTGTTTGATAATTTGGGTTAGTTCCCGTAAAAACACTATTAGTTAAATCAACCTGTTCAGGTGCTCTATGTTGTGGTGTAGATTCAAACCACCCACTACCCATTTGAAAAAAGTATACATCACTATTTTCCGGCATTGACGGATACCCTAAATTATCAATTGGGTACTCACTTAAAGTAACGTTAACATCCTTCATAATAGAAGTTGTTGTAAAACCGGTATACACATTTGGAAGTCCGTGAATAGTATACGTGTCTGATGGGTCTAACACTGGCAACTCCCTTAAATAAGTTCCGGTAGATATTTGAGCGTATTGTGTTTCAAAATCACTCATATTTATTTTACCATCGGCTAAATAAACATATTCGTTAAATTCAACTAAAGCATCCGGAGCACCAATCAATCTCATTAAAATCTCAATAGATTTTCTAGTACCTTTTGATTTAAAAAGATATGCCGAGTTTAGTATTAAATTTCTATAGTATTGATAATTTAATTCATCCGGAGTTGAAGGTTGAGATATACCCGCAAAATTTGACGACTCCGTATTTGTTTGACCAAAAACCGAACTTAAAAAATCATCATTAGTAATTGGTGACATATTAATAGACCAACCTAACGTTTGTGATAAATTCTTTAATAATTGTGATGGTATATCATTACCAACATTATAGTTAACAGAATTCATATATGCCAAAGCACTTACAAATTTATTTGTCTCGTCAAAACTTCTACCATAAACTTGTAGAACTTTTTCCATTTTTTGGTCAACAGTATCAAAATCTTTAAAAGCACCTGTTGTTAAAAATCTTGAAACTAAATTTGTTTTATACGAGTCTAACGATTCCCCAATATCATTTAACTTAATTAAATAATTGGTAAATGATGGTGTTAAAATATCTAAATTCCAAGTACCGTATAAAGGCCAAGTAACAGTTTGATTATATGTATAATAGTTACCACTATCATCCTCTTTTGGGACTTTAAACGTTGCCGTATATAAAGGTGTTATAGTTCTATTTAATAAGAAATTTTCAACCTCATCTAAATTCTCGTTTAATACTCTACTAACCTCATAATCATTTGGTCTTACAACTAAATCATCAAAAATTACTGTTTGATATGAAAAAGGATTCCCTTTAACTGTAATAGTTAAGGTTCCTGTTGATAGAGAGGATGTTGGAACTATTGAACTAACCGTATACCCCGAATTATTATAATATAATGAATACTTTGCGTATTCTATTGTCATATCTCTTAAAGGAGAAACAGTAACTTCTCTTAATTGTATATTTCTAGTTGCATTAACTGAAAAATCAATATCAAATGGATTCCTAATTTTAGCAACATCAAAATCAAAACTAGTTAAGTTTTCAACATCATTATAAACAATGTTAGTAGCAGTTGCACCTGTAACATAATTAACACCTAAAAAAGTTGACTCTAAAGCTGCAGGGAATTGACTAATAATTGACTCAACAGAAGTTGATAATCTCTTAACCATAGAACCATATAAGGTGAAATTAGTAATTTGACTTAAATCAAAATTAGGATAAACCTTAAAATTATTTTCAACAATTCTTTTTGATTGAGCAACATTTTCAAGACCTAAAGTGTCTAAACTAATTGGGTCTGAAAAATTACCAGTACTAAATGTTCTGTTAGTTTTCTCAGTTACTGACGTTACAAATTCAAAATTACCTTGCGTTAGACCACCCCCCGTGACTAATTGGAACCCAACTAAGTCATCAGAAAATGTACCGGAACCGGTAGCCGATTGTGGAGGACAAGTATATTTGGTTATCGCCATTATTCAGTTATATTTGTAAAGTTTTTACTAAAATCAATATTATTCCCTCTATCTTTTCTAACCTCATAAAGTAAGTTATTAAATTGGTCTCTAATTTCGTATAAGTTATATTGTTTGTAAATATTATTTTGACTATCATACAATGTGTAGATACCATCATCCATTGATTTGGTTTGATTACCAAATAACGCAATTGCCAACGTTGAAAAGTCGTGTTCAACAATTTCAACATCCATTGTAATAGGATTAAAGAAAGTATTTGTAATAATAATATCTTGATTTGGTTGACCAATAAATGGAGTCGCATTTGGTTTGTTAGTTGGAGCTGAAGACGGTGATAGAGTACAGAAAATTAAATTAGTATTATTATCCGTATATCTATATCTAATGGCTTTAGCCGATGTATTAGTTAAATTTTGAACAACCGGTTCACAGAAGAATGATGAAGTAATTAATCTAAAAAAGTTAGATATTTTAGTACCGTCCGAGTTTAGATATTCAACTCTAAAACCAACCAATCCTTGATTAACAAACTTATTTCTAAATTTTGACGGGACATCTGTTAAATCAATAACAATCCCCTTAACATTAGGTAATGATGATAATACACCACAATCCAATATCTTAGTTCTAATTTGAGCAGGTCTAATGAATAGGGTGTAAATCCCTAATTTATTAAATGTCTCTGCAGGTAATCTTAAATTATATAAACCACCTAAGATTTCAACGTTAGCGTTCCCACCTGTCTCATCATTATTGTAATAAGGTTTTAATACCGATAAAGCATCCAATGTTGTTAAAACAAAGTTATCAGTTTCATCACGACTTGGTGTGTAGTTTAAGATAATCTCCACATCTTGAGGAGATACATCTGCCGGTCTAATAGTACCATAGGTTCCTGTTGCCATATTATATTGTTGTTATATTGATAAATATCAAATTTATGTTTTTATTACCTTAAAAAATTTATATCCGTACTTAGTTAGGTCACCGACGTTATCTACTTCACCTAATCTTTCTAATCTTTCCAAACTAGATTGTTTACCTCTCTCAATGAATATCTCAGATTGGACCTCAGCCTCATCAATAACATTTAATAAGACTTCGTTTTTAGTGATTGCCGAACAAACAATCATATCAGAAGTTAATCCCGAAGATTTAACCATAAAAATCGTTGTACCATCTTGTAAATCAACATAGTCAATCCCGTTAACCGAATACATAACCCCCAAACCATCATCTGTTAATCCACTATAAACACCTATATTACCTGATGTTCCTGTAACAACAGTATTTAACTTAAATGGTACCTGACCATATTGTTTTAAATCGTTTAAACTTGATTGTGTATATCCCGATACCACAAAAGGAACTGTTGTAAATTCCCCAATTGTATCAACGGTTGTATCACAATTAGAATCACCACTAAAAATAAAGTCATACATCAATGTAAGTCCTGACCAATTACCACCCGCAGGTGTAAACCAAGAGGTACCATTTATAGTACCATTAGGGTTACCTATCACAACATCAGTATAAGGTACGTGAACCGTCTTTTTAACCACGTTTGAACCCCAAGGACTCATTCCCGACATACTAATATTATATCCTTCTACGGGACTTGGTTCGGAATATGTGTGGTTTAATGGAAATATTGTTGATGATGATAATGTAATTATACCCGGGTCATTTGGGTCACCCCAATCTAACATATAAGTTGAAAACTCTAAATATTTCTTAAACTCAGTATCTGATGTATTATAAAAATATACAGTATCCGCACTTAATGATGTCGCCGAAAATATAAAATTAGTCATAACATCTTTTTGAACTACCATACCATCAAACACGGAATAATACCCAATATCCACAGTATTCTCTGTTAATAAAATAGGTATGGTTAAACCAGTTAATAGTGATGCTCCATCAGTACCACCGGATAATATTTGTGTCATTGATGAATAAACATACGCCTCACCTGTAATATTTTTAGTCACAGGTCTCTGATACGTTTTACAACAAATTTTATAATCAGTGTATGTTGTTAATTGTCCCGCAAAATATGGGACTTTAAATACATCCCCAAGAATTACCTCAGGTGAAATTTTAATGTGATAATTTCTATCGTCCATATTAAGGGTTTATATATTCATACCATTTTATGGGACCACTGTCCCCAACTCTTAAACCCTGCAAATCAAAAATTTTATAAGTGTATGTTACGTAATCTAAAACCACTTTATAATAAAAATAAATTTCAGGTTTAAACTGAAATGGATTTGCCTGATTTATAGTAATCTGAGGTTTATTTGTCATTTTAACAAACACACCTAATCTCGCATCAAAAAACTTAGCGGTCATATAAAACGTCTCTGTAGTATGAGCAGGATTTGGGTTTATATCTAAGAAACTTTTTTTCCTTAACCAATACAAAAAGAACCCCTCTTTATCCCCAACATAATCTAACGTGAAATTAGGTGTTCTAATGTCAACATTTGGTTTGTATGGTGATAGACTAACATTTTGTGTTGCCCCTTGTTGTGTTGGAATAATTACAGTAAAATAATTTGTTTGAGTTATTGCTGTATTTGAATCATAAAAATCCAATTTAAAAAATGACTTTGTGAATGGTTTAACATAATAATAAATTTCTTTAACATTAAACCCTTCAGGAATATAACTACTAATCCAATCAGAAGCTATTGAAGAATAAACATTCTGCACCGGGTTTGGTGGAACAGTTCCATTTACACTAAAGAAATGAAACATATATTTCACATCTGTTTTTGTATCACTACTATACGGTGCGTGAGCAAATCTTAATATTTCAAAATCCTCTTTATTACCCGTCAATTGGTTAATAACATCATCCTCATAAACACTAATACTATCATCTCTACCATAAAAATCCCACTTCATCTCAATTGGTAAATCAATGAATTTGTCGTTTTTAGGTAATATAAATTTAAATCTATTCACAATTGTCTACTATTGGTGACGCGGCTCCGTAAAGGTTTGCGTAATAATTTATGTCTCTCTCTATATAATTAGTACCTTCCGGTATAATTCTAAATGTATAATCACTATATGGATAATGAGTATTATTAAAGAATGGATAATTAACACCATTACCCTTATTATCTATAAACCCATAAGTGTATATATCCCTCCAACGAAATAAATTATCCCTTGTTGAAAAAAATGAATAATCAGGAACTCCCACAACATCTTTTGGTGACCCGGTCTCAATATAATCAGAAAAATCTCTAATTTTTAAACCATAATGTGGTTTATAATAAAAACCAAACGGGTTAAATTGTAATCTAGTGTCTGACGATAAAACATTAAATACATTTGGGTTATATGTCAATTTATGATAAATTTCAGAAATAACTCTCTCTTTTTGTTCATAATTATTCCATTCACAAAAATCACCATCCAACGTGTCTCCCGACATAAACGTATCAAGATAAGTAAAAACATAAGTACTTGCCGGTGTTGGTTGAGTTTTAGTATATGTACTGATAGGAAAATTAGTGTTAGATAAATTGTTACTTAAAGACCACCAAGGTGATGGTATTCCAGGTAATACACTATCATTTAAAGGTAAGTTAAACTCATACCCTTGTTTCATACCAATATACTTATTCGGATTACTAAAACTAGTTTGCCCAAACATCCAACCAAAATAACCTTTATATAATACAGTAAAGAATAATTCAGAAACCGGTCTTTTTTGGTTATCAATTATTTTATTAATATCTATATCTCTATTAAAAGATAATGTATAAGATTGAGCACCTTCTCTAATTGAAACTCTCGCTTCACGATTTGGTGTATATCCACTACTCTCATATTTCTTCTTAGTCCCAAAAATATTTTGTTCAAACCCGGCTTTAACCAAAACCGCATCTTCAATATTTGTAATTATTTTATGTTTTCTAACATAATATGATGATAATGTCTCTACCGGATTCTCAATGTTAATAATTCTTCTAAAAGTACCCGATGTATTATTATCAAACGTTGTACCTGTAAATCCAATATCAACAATATTAAACGTATACATATCACTTCCTTCAAGTCCTGTACCTAAAGAAAACACTTGATATTTATCCTCACCATTATAAGAAAAACTTAATTTAACATACTCACCTACAGTTAAGTTATGTTTAACAGGACATCTAAACGATATCATACCTAAACCACCAATTTTTGACGAATAAAGTACAAAGGGAATACCATCTGACGCAATCCATTGAAGTGTTTGATTAGTATTGGAATCAATCGCTTGTAAAGTTTTTGTATAATCATTTTCAAACGGATAACTAAGGTAATGAGTCCAATTGTATGTGGACGCACTTTTATTAACAAATAAAATATGTTCATTTGGTGGTTGAGTATACCCCGAAAAATCATAATCTGTTCTAATAAAATCAAACTCATTATATTGGGGGAATCCTGACCAAGAAACATTAGAATTTGTTGGACAATTAAGTTTAGCAGCAGCATCCTCATTTATATATGACAAAGTTTTTTCAAATCTTTCATAGTTAGAACAGCCTGTATACGAATTTTTAAATAAAACTGAAAATTTACAACTAGGTCTAAAATTAGTAGATTGCTGTCTTTCATTATCATATAATGTTGCCAAGTTAATATCCAAACTTCTATCAAACTCCACGTTTTCTTTAGTTGTTTGTACAAATGGGATATTAAGACCAATATCCGTATTTGACGCTCCCTTATACGTTAAAGAACCTAAAACAATTCTAGTGTCGTTACTATTACTCATTAGTTTACAATATTTTCAGTATTTATCCATTTTTGAGTAAATCTATCATAAGATGACTTACCTTTTTTCAAACCAAAGAAGAAATGAAATGGTGCTCCAACGGTAACCGTATTTGGATTAGTCCAATATTGTACTTTTGGATTAATAATACCATTCGCATCTACAGCATAGATATAACCTTTAAAATTCTTAACAGGTTGACCCGCTTGAGCCCCCATAAAATAGTCACTATTACCTTGTAATCTATCTAATGATTGGTATTGATTTGAGAAAAATGCCGGACCATTAACCGGACCTGTTACCCAATTATCATCTTGGTCTCCAAAAATACTATGTGTATTACTTCTACCAGGACCATTTTGGTCTATATACCACTTATAAAACGGAACAACTTGACTATAAACACCAAAGTTATTAAATGCACAAACATTAGACATATTTACTGTATCATCAATAATAGTTCTTTTTGGTGTTATAAAATCTCTAACTTGAGTATTAGAAGAAAAGAAGATACCAATAATTGCTTTACTAGAACTCGCACCATTAAAATAAATTGGTGGTTGTGAACCCGCCGGTGGGTCAGGATAATTAGCCGTATCAAATTCCGCAACACCTAATTCAGAACTAATACCTATCATTTGAGGATAGTCGGCATCCGCCTTAAGATTTGGTCTAACACCGAAATACTTACCAATAATATTCTCCCCAATAACAATACTAATTAAACTGTCTAAGAAACTTTTATTAATCATTCTACTAATAATATGTAAATTTAAAATGTCTGAAACATCACTAAATGTTGTTGGTGCTAATTTATCCATAACATACCCATCATAGATATCGGACATAACTATTTCTTGTAAGTAATAAGTTCTTGGACCTAAATCCATCATTGTTGTTGGATATTTTAAATTAAGAGTATTTTCAACAAAATAACTACCAAAAAGAAACCCAACAATTCCACCAGGATTAGGTCTATCGGAACCAATAAATTCATTAGTACTAAATTTGTAAGGACTTGACCTATAATAAAATGTTTTTGTTTGACTATGGAAAATAATTGGCTCCTTACAATGGTCAGATTGAGCTCTATTATTACTATCGTAGTAAGTTGAAGTTTTAAAAGGAAACGCAAATAAGGTACCGTTAATCCAATTATTGGCAAAACTATCCGACCAAGTATTTCTACAAGCAGCAAAATTAATATTTAACCTTGACTGCCATTCCGGTTGAACACTAAATAAATCACCAACCAATGAAAAGAACGGTACTGTCCCAACTAAATAACAACCACCTCGAAAGATACTTTGACCCCAAAAATTATATGAACATCTACCTCGAGACACCGTAATTGTATCTCCGTTAGCAACATAACAATCTAAATTAGCCGATTGAGGACAAGTAAAACTTTGAATAAGTGCACTACCCACTGAACTAGAATATGATGCCGTTTCAATTGTTGCATTACCTCCCGCGCCAGTACTCACCGGATTAGAACCCGATGTTAAACCAAAGGCAAATACACCACTTCTACTATCCATAGTATCCATATAAAAATTCTCATTAGCAAATAACGGAAAACTAAATGTTGAGTCTGTTAAACCATTACACTTATTCCATTGCACACAAGTGGATGTTGGCAATCTATCTGACCTCATAATTATTTGTCTACCACTAGTTCCCAATCCAAACAACATCTTAACATTTTCATTATAAGAGGGTGATAAATATAATGAAGTAACATCAATATAAGGATACGGTACTCCTGGAATATTATTAGTGTGTGGTATGTACGGTGTTAGTGTGTTATTTTTATTTGTTCTCATAATTAAAATACCTCCACCTTCAATAATCTCATCAGGGAAATAACCTCTAGTAACACCAGTGTATGATGGTGTTAATGGTCTATCATTTGACGTTGTTCCGGTAATATTATTATGGGTATAATCAAAATAGTCACAACCAAGTATTGGTGACACAGGTAATAGAATTTCCTTAGCTTGACCCCATTCATTAGTATAATCATTATCGTCACCATCAATTCTTAACCCTGATGTTGATTGATATGAACCACTATTAACATTTTGATTATATGGACCACACCCACCACCATTAAACGCCATTGATAAATTATCTAATGAAGAATATAATCTTGGTAAACTACTTGAGAAAGGTTTAAATAACGTAGAATCCGGTTTATAGGTATAGGAATCGTAATAAAGTTTTTGATTCAACGTTGCATATGTATCTAATGTTGTATTAGTTGACATATCCTGTCTCGTATTTTTAAACCCTCCTTGGATTGGGATATTCAAATGAAATTTAGGGTCGCCTGAAAGTGCTCCGCCTATTTGAACCGCATCTTCATTTGTATGACCAAATAACCTACCCAAACCATATTTAACATTTACCTTAGGTGAATATGGGTCAACACCCCTAACTAAAAATACAACAACTAAATCATTATAATTTTTAATCTTACTTATAGGATTTATATATAACGGAGCCTCAGGATTTGATGAAGGATAATTACACCCATTAGCCTGAAGATGATTAATACGAATTTTATTAGAGAGATATCTCGCATTAAACGAATTCGGTAATTGTGTCACACATTGATTGGTATATGCACTATAGGTCATACCTGTTAATACTTGGAAATACTCTATATCAATAGGGAATTTATGATAGTCTGTTGACGCAGTAATGTTTAAACCTGTATAATTTGTTGTAGTATTCCCCGACCCACTAATATGTGCGTAATTAAGGGTAATTGAAGTTAATGGTAATGTTGTACCTGTAATTGCAAAATTTTGAAATTGATTTTGAACAGCATTAACATTTGACAAATACATATCAACATTTATATCCGCAGATGCTCTTGTATCACCTGTTAATTTAGGGTTTTGGAAAGTAATTAAAGTACCGGGTAAAAGTCTATTTAATGATTGTTTAGAACATAAAACCGCAACAACATTATCAAAGTGATGGTTAGTATTATTTGGATTAAAATTAACTTTTACTCTATTAACACCACCTCCCGGATTAGGAAATCCCGGAATTGATTCATCAAAATATTTTGCTTTAGTATTAAACAAATTCATTCTTTCAGAAAAAGTTAAACTTGTTGTAAAATTATTATAAGGGTTTGACCCGTATTGAAAAAATTGAGGAGCATTTATTCTAACATCATTTTGTACTTGTTTTGGATTGGTCTGAGGTGGAATCACGTCCCCTGTTAATAAAGCAACTGTTTGAATATAATAATCATCACTACCACCAATTAAAGTTTTATCATATGTCTCACCTTTTGATAATTTAACCAATTGAACATAACCTGTCCCAACACAATTACCATTATGTTCTTGACTTTCATCCTCAACACCAACATCTGCTGTAACATCTGCAGTAACCGCACTACCATCAACACCTCCTTGTTGAAGACTACAATCACACATAGAACAATCTGGGTATAATATTAAAGGTAATTGCATTGGAGTACATTGGTCAACAACTTTCTTTTTCCACTGATTTGCAACAATAAATAATGCTGCGGAAATAGCCGCATATTTGGCAGCACTTCCTAACATCGCTAAATTTGGAGGATAAGTACCAAACGCATTAATTACTTCAAGAACCGCTGAAACGGCATAAGATGCCGCCATATATAAAAGATAGAACCATAATATATAAACCGCTGTATATAATACGTGAAGTATAATTATTATAATCCAAACAACTGACCTAATAACTACCGATAATAAATTAAATAACGTGTAAATAATATCAAATCTAAAATTAGCATCATTTGTTGGGAATTTATTATTTTCCGTATTACAATCGTCTTGAGATATGGCTTTAATACCAACAAAATTATCAGGGAACAAACCCCCTCTAAATTTATCAATCATTTGGGATACAGTATAAACTTTATTATATTGCATTAAATAAAATTTATCCTCACAATTAATCGCCTCTTGAATCATATGCTGACCCATAGGGGTTGTATCACCATAATCATCCCAATCTAAACTAAATGCGTACGACTTAAATGCGTATTGAGTACCAATACCATTATTTTTAGTTGGGTCATTACCCGTTGAATTCCAACCATATTCTTTAATATTTGGAACCAGATAATATCCACGTCTAATTGATTCACCTAATGACGGAGATTGAGCCCATTTAACTTTAAACCTATATTTTCCTTTAGTTGGAATACCTTTATTTGGGTCGTCTGATATAACTTGTTCACCAAATTCATTAGTTATTAAATAATCTAAATTCATTGGTACATCCAATAACCAAGCTCCATTATCATCAATAACTACACCACCCATTTCTAAGTCAAATAACTCTAAAGTAGGTCTACCCATAGGGTCTTCCTTAATAGTCTGTCTAATCGCCAATATTTCACCGGGACTTACCGTTAAATTACATAATCCCCCGAGTTTCCATTTAGAATTACAAGATGTTCTTACAGTAGCACCATCAATATTAGAAACAAGAGACCCCATAAAAATTGAGGTTGGATTTATATTAATATTAGATTCGTTACTTAAATCAAAATCACTTCTACAAATACCTAAATTACAAACCTCAGATTGACCCCATAATGGTTCAACAACAACAGTTCTTACTAAATTAATAATTTGTGGTAATTCTCGTAAATTAGTTGATTTCTTAAATTTAGTACCGTTAACTTGAGCTTGAGTCGCAATACCCATTCTTATTAAATCTTGAGGTGATAAAGAAAATTCACCTATATCAGATAAGTCAATATCAATAGAAATGGTATGAGTACCAACCGGTACCCCAAAAATCATAAAATCCCCACTATCGTTAGTTACCGCATTATATTTAAAATATTTGTCATAAACTTGAATAAGTGTCGGATTTGTTAAAACATCGGTTCTGTTAAAAAAAGTACCTGTAGGTACGTGATTACTATAAGATGGTTCGTAAGGTAATAAATTATATCTATACCCGTCTTCATTAACATCACTAATTGATTGATATGGATATATCTCAGAAATGACAGAATTAAGACCATCTTCTTCTGTTAATGGAATAAATACTGATACTTTAGCGTTTGGTAACCCAAACCCATTATTAACACTAACACGCCCAATAATAACACCATAATCTGAGCACACTCTTGTGTATATCTCACTCTGTAAAACTTTCAGAGATAATATCTCAAGATACTCAAATTCTTGGTCTATACTTACGTTTATTGACTTGTTAATACCTAAGTCCGTTCTTATTCTATATGAATTTGGCATAATATTCTTTTTTGATAAATAGTTTATATACTATTTTCAAAAGATAATTGAAGTTATTTTAAAATAAATTCTATTAAAAAGTTATTTCTTTAATAGTTTGACCGGGTTTTGGTCGTTAGATAGATAATTTGAAATTATACTAAACACTTTATTTGCCATTACGTTATCTATTGAGGTATGAGTCACATTAGGGATATGAATATTTACATACTCTGTTTTTTTATTTTTTACCTCAGTAGATATTTTACCACCTGAATTTGTGAAAAAATAATAGTTATCAGACCATTTGTCTGATGTAAAATTTATTGCATATTTTACATTATCTTTAACAACATAGTCATAATTATTGTATTTTTTATTAGCTGAGTCTAAAAATATTACTAAATCAACAGTTTTCTTTTCTAAATATAATTTATCTAAAACTTGAGTAACATTATAACCTCCAAGACTATGTCCAACTAAAATAACCTTTCCATTTGGTCTGAACATTCTAAAATATTTTACCGTCGTATAAACTTCTTGAGGTGATAAATTAAAACTATGAGAACCAACATAGGTTAAAACTGTTGTATTTTTAGTTGTTAACTTTTTTTCCACACCACCTAAAGCATCTATATCTCGACTTCTTGTTACGTCAATTTGAGTTTTATTATTTGGAATATAATCAGTTACTGGCCAATTAGCCCCTTCCATAATAATAACCAAATTATCAGTATTTTCAGTGTAATAACTTAATTCATATTTAGATGCTTCAAATTGTCTTCGTTTTATAATTACACCAATTTCGGACATTGTAAAAATAAAAAATAAACCGGTAAAAAAATATATAATTTTTCGTTTATCAGTTATTAACAGATTTCTAAAATAGATTAAAGTAATTAAACTAAATATTAATCTAATGTTTAAGACAAACCCAAAAAAAAGTGATTGAGCCCAAGTACCGTGTTCACCTTTCAAAGTATCTAAAGATAATATTGAAAAACCATCTTCTATAAATTCCAAAAATTGTGTAATATATTCCATAAAAATAATCGTAACACATTTTTACTTAAAATAAATAATTACGAGAAATTTACAGTTTTTAAATTTTTAACTCTAATATTAATATCTTTACTAGCGTATCTAATTTGGTAGACTTGGCTTGGTTCCGCAAAGATAGTATCATCAACTAACCCAATTTGTTTAGTTGCACTATCAGAATATCTTTGTGATGTTTGAGATGATGAATACTCACCACCAACTTTATTAAAGAACAATATGTCAGATAATGATATTACACCATTCTCACTTTGAATTAATCTTCTTAAATCTGATACGTTAACATTCTCACCCATTTGTCTATTAGTTGGAGCAAAAAAGTCATTAATAAGGTTTATTATTTGAGATATAACAACCCCTTGATTTTGACTATTATCTAACACAACATCAACATTAACCCCTAAATCAATAACACTCGCAGTTTCAATAGAAACATAATCATTAATCATTCTATAATTCGATAGATAATTTGCTACGTTATTTTTTAAAGTATTAGAAACAACATTAGTTAATTTACCATTTTCATCATAAGATAACATCTGAACTTTTATCTTATTGTTTTCTTCTGTTATTGCCACTTTAGCGGGTGCACCAAATTGTGATGGCATTGTTCTAATAATTGAATCATAATCATTAATAGTTACCGCTCTTTGTTGTGCCGAAAAGTTAAACGCCACTAAATTTCTTACTTCCTCTGTTGTTGGGTAGTTAGCCCCACCAATAGCCGCAGTTACGTTAGTACACGATAAAGAGTTAATTGTACTTGTGTTTTGAGATTGACTTGGTCCATTAACAAAGAATGAAACGGTACCAATTTGAGTAATTGCATTAACACCTAAATTACTTCCGGTACCACCACCAATTCTATATTGTATAAATAATGTTGAATTACCCTTTAATGTACTTCCTAACGCTAAGTTATTAGAATACTTATACAAATTCAAATTATAACCATCTCGGGCAAACTCTCTTAACTGTTCATCAGAGGATTGATTTCCACCACCAAAAGTCATTTTTAAGAAACCTTCCGGTGTAAATTCTGTTATAAATTTATCACTTGTCTCAATATATTTACCCACTTTAATTCCGGGTTGGTCAGAAACTTTAGTTGGGTCCTCAATAAAAACTCTATTATCAGCCAAAGCATTCACCTCATACCATCTATTATCAACACCTAAAAATTCTTGGACGGGCGGCACATTTGAATATTGAGTACTATCTTTAAGTAAAACACTAGTTACCCCTAAAACATTTTTTTCAGGTAAGAAAACCTCTAAAAATGGTCTAACATCATTAGCCGTAATAACTTTCTTAAAAACTTTAGTAATACCATTAACAACAGTTTCTCTTTTAATTATGGTATAATTAATTAATGTATTATTACCATCAAAATTTGGTATTTTTAATCTATTAGGGTACCCTTCAGCTCCAATTGGAGATGAAAAGTCAATATCATAAACTGTTTCAAATACCTGACCGGCACCACTCACTTGTGAACCTCTACGTAAAATCCCACAATATCTTAAATCTTCTTTATCCCCATACGCCGGAACTGTAATAGCAAAATCAACTAAAGCAACAGACGGTCTTTGTCCCGGAACTTTTAATCCATATGTTCTTGCAATATTAAAGATTGATGACCTTTGTTGAGCATATTGTAATACCGTTTCTTGAATACTTCTATCAATATTAAATTGTATGTTATCCGTAACAGCCGCGTTTAGGTCTAATAATACTGAAAATACTCCAGCATCATTAAAGTTATCAATTAACTCAGGGTAATAAGTTCTAGTGAAGTTTATTAACTCAGTTCTGATTGATTGGAAGTCTCTCGTAGTATACGATATTTTCTTGTTTGCCATATTATTAAATATTAATTATTACAAAATCACTAGCGTTGAATACGTCGTCAGTAATCGTATATTCTATTTTAACCTTTGCGGTATGTTCTTTAAGTCCGATTCCGGGTACTCTATAAATTCGTTCATCACCATCAATATAGGTACCTTTATCTTCTTCACCATCAGAAGCATCCGTTACATTTATATTTGTTATTGTAATGTTTGGTATATATTCTTCAACCGAAGCCCTTATTTCCGCCTCAATCTCAGAAAATGTTGGACCATCCATTGGTTCAAAAATAAACTCATATAATCTTGTCCCAAAATTTGGCATATAATATCTTGTACCTTTTCTAGTTAATAAAAGGTGTATTAAATCAGTTCTAATCTCTTGAGTAGCCGTACTTGAAAGACTCAAATATTTTCCCTCACGAGAATCATTAAAAGGAAAATTAATCCCATATGTTCTACCATCTGCCATAACTATAAATATAGTGTCGTAATTATTTCTTATAAATAGAGTAAAATAAAAAATCACGACCGAAGTCGTGATTTATATTTTGATTAAGAACCACATCCGAAACATTCAAATTCCGTATCTGTTGGTTTTGAAGTTAGTTCAACAGTTGGTTTCTCAATTTGTTTTGGTTGACCCACTTTTGAAATGTCCACCGCCAAGTGTTTAGCTCCGGTTGATATTGCCTTTGTTCTAACATAATAACAAAGAGTTTTCAATCCTTTACCCCAAGAATGGAAGTGTGATGAAGATATCTTTGATAATGTTGGATTAGACATATAAATATTCATTGATTGTGATTGGTCAATAAAAGGTGCTCTGTCTGCAGCCATATCAATAAGTTCTCTTTGAGATATTTCCCAAATTGTTTTATATTTTAGAATTAAATGTTCAATTCTTTTAACTTTTTTATTGTAATTTTTGTCTTCGGTATCTAAATAATTATTAAAATTAATGTTCAAAATAGAACCTTCATTCATTATAATTTCATTTTTCAAATCCTCACCCCAAAGGCCTAACTTTTCAAAATCGTTAATTAAGTATTTGTTAACAATTAAAATTTCACCACCAACTACACGACGATTAAATAATGCCGAATGAGCCGGTTCTGTCATTTCAAATGACCCTGTAATCTTAGCTGAAGACGCAACTGGCATCTGAGCCGTGAATAATGAGTTGCAAACCCCGTGATTGGACACTTCTAACTTAAGTGAGTCCCAATCCCACATTCTACCTAATCCTTCGTAATCTAATCCCCACATATCAAATTGGAATATACCTTTTGACATAGGTGACCCTTCAAAAAAATCATATGGTTTGTACTCACCTGATTTACATAATTCCATACTCTCGGTGATTGCCGCAAAGTAGATAGTTTCAAAAATATCTTTATTAAGTTTTTTCGCCTCTTCAGATGTGAAGATATAATCCATTAAGAAGAATACGTCAGCAAGACCTTGAGTTCCAATAGCGATTGTTCTTTGTTCTAACCCACCTTTTCTACCTTGTTCCGTTGAATAACTATTAATATCAACAACTTTGTTAAGTGCTCTAACGACCTTTCTAACTTCACTATATAGTAATTTGAAGTCAAACTCTCCTTTAATAATAAAGTTTTTCAACACCATAGACGATAACGTACAGATTGCTGTGGTGTTCTCATCAGTATATTGGTAAATCTCATTACATAGGTTAGATTGTTTAATCACCCCAATGTTTTGATGATTAGTCTTTCTGTTAGCACTATCTTTAGAACATAAATAAGGAACCCCTGTCTCAACTTGAGATTCAATAATTTTATTCCAAATTGTTTGAGCAGAAACTTTTTTACCTAAACCAAGTTCAACCGCTTTGTTGTAGTTTGATTCATACTCATCACCGTAAGCTTCTTGTAATGGTTTGATACCCGCCTTAATAATATCGTTGGGACAAAATAAATACCAATCATCATTGTTCTTAACCGCATTCATAAAGTTGTCCGGTAACCAAATTGAGGTGAATAAATCTTTAGCTCTCAATTCCTCAGCACCTGTATTCTTTTTAATTTCAAGTAAGTCAATAATGTCTTTATGCCAAGGTTCAATGTAGATAGCCGCACTACCCGGTCTTCTTCCTTGTTGATTAAAGAATCTTAATCCTTCATTAACAATCTTTAGGTATTTCAATAAACCACCCGCAAATCCTCCTGATGAGTTAATACGACTTTCTTTACTACGAATGTTAGACATACATAATCCAATACCTGCAGCGTCAGATGAATAAGTTGAGATGTCGTTGAATGTCTGTAATAGACCTTCTCTTGAATCCCCATTATTGTATTTCAATACACAAGAAGCTAATTGAGGTGTTCTTGTCCCGGCATTAATCATAATTGGTGTCGCCGGAGAGATAAGTTGATTTGATAATGAATTATAGTATTCAACCGCCTCTTCAAATGACTTAGTCACCCATAAAGCCACTCTCATATACATATGTTGAGGTCTTTCAATTACTTTACCTTCCGGAGTTTTTAACAAATACATTTCTGATAACGATTTCCACGCAAAATAATCAAAATTATAATCATTCTCGTGATTAATTACAGAATCAATATTTTCAGGACCATATAGTTCAATAGTCTCCATTAACTTATCGTTAATAATACCATCAACGTGTAATGTGTGCATTGTGTTACAGAAACTATCATCAGTCTCTTTATGATATGCCGAAATAGCCACAGATGAGGCTAATCTTGAGTAATCGTGATGACTTCCGGTATATGCCGCTGCAATCTCATAAACTAATTTATCCAACTCTTTAGTTGTAATAACTCCCTCAGTTGGTACCGAAGTAATTACCTTGATGAATACCTCATCAGCGTTAACGTTCAACCCTTTAGCCGCTCTCTTTACTCTACTGTATATTTTTTGGGGGTTAAACGATACTTCGTCTCCCCCTCTTTTTTTTATCTTTAATGACATCATATTAAAAATCCTCTGTAAATGTTAATGACTCACCTAATTTTGCTTTCTGATACTCCATAGTTCTTGATTCAAAGAAGTTACCTTTTGTTTCAACAGCAATTTGTTCCATAAATTTGAATGGTTGTTCCACATTAAAGTGTTTCTTACAACCAAACTTAATTAGTAATCCGTCAGTTACAAATTCAAGATATTGTTTCATCAAGTTTGAGTTCATACCAATTAAAGACACTGGTAATGATTCTGTGATAAATTCTTTTTCAATTTCTAATGCAGATAGTAAGATTTCTTTAATTCTTTTTTCTGTTGGTTTGTTCTCAACGTGATTGTTAATCAAATGGATTGCAAAATCACAGTGTAAATTCTCATCTTTGAAGATAAGACTGTTAGCATTACATAATCCTTGCATAATTCCTCTTGATTTCATCCAAAATATTGAACAGAATGAACCTGAGAAGAAGATACCTTCAACCGCCGCAAATGCCACTAATCTTTCTTGAAAAGAAGCGTTCTCAATCCAATCAAGAGCCCATTTAGCTTTCTTTTGAACTGCCGGTAATCTATCAATTGCGTGAAAACATTCGTCTTTCTCTGTTTCATCAGATACGTAAGTATCAATCAACAATGAATACATTAACGAGTGAATGTTCTCCATCATAATTTGGAATCCGTAGAAAAATTTTGCTTCAGCATATTGAACCTCTTTTAAGAAATTCTCAGCTAAGTTTTCATTTACAATACCATCAGATGCTGCAAAGAATGCTAATATATTTTTAAGGAAATATCTCTCATTATCAGATAGGTTTTCCCAATCTCTAATATCGTTAGATAAATCAACTTCTTCTGCCGTCCAAAAAGCCGCTTGATGTTGTTTGTAATATTCCCATATATCATTATGTTCAATTGGGAAGATAACAAATCTATCATTATTTGGTTCTAATATTTTTTCTTTCATTTTTAAATTAATTTTGTGTTTGTTCTTTTTGTTTTCTTTTGTCTAACAAATCTTTTATTCTTTGTCTGTTTCTTTCTTC